AATGTTATAAAAGCAACACACGAACACCCGTTATTAATTCAAAGATATCACGATGAAGTAGATGTTGATGGTACAAGTAGAATGATTTATAGATGGGTAAGGGTTCGTGAATTATTAGCAAGTGATAGGTTAATCACAATAGATGGTACACCAATAGATATACATTCTATTAGAAAGGTTGTTGGTGAGGATATATTCTATTCATTAAATGTAGAGGTAACAGATTCATATATTGTTAGGTGGGGTGATAAAATGGTGATAGCACACAATGAGGTGGGTAAATAGTGAACGAGGTTTATGATGTTTACTATTCTACAGGTGGAGCACAATTAGTTGGTGGTGGAGCAGATGTTTGGGTTAATAATTGGATAGAAGAAGTTGCACCACACTTAGATACAAAACCAATTTTATTAATTCATAGAACAAGAAAAGGTATAGAGGAAACACCTGAACAAAAAAAAACTTTTGAAAATAGTGTAAAAGCTGGTAGAGGTGGTAATGAGGGTAGAGAGGTAGTTAAGAAAATAAAAAAGAACTACAAAGAAGTATTAAATACAGAATTAGAACATCTTTGGCAAGGAGATGACCCAAAAAAATTTAGAGAACTATTAGGTGGTGCTCGAAGAATACACATTTTACACGGATACTATGCACCACATAAATTTATAGTAGAAAATAAAGAAAAAATACATAGTAATATGATACACGTCTCAGTTAGGGATTGTTTAAAAGCCTCGATGGTGTTGGACTTAGATAGGTCATTTCACACGCTGATGGAACAAGCTTGGGAAGATGAAATATGTAAACTTGCAACACATCCAATATGGATTGGAGCTGAAAAATCTAAGTTAGATTATCCAACAGAACACATACCAAATTATTATGAGTTTAAACATAATCTTGATGTAAGTGATAGTAATCAAATTGGATATGCTGCAAGAATGGAAACTCGTAAGTGTCCACATTTTTTAGAGGGATTGGATTCTATATTATTTACAAATATTAGACATATTAAATGGTGGGAACAAAATGCTAATACCGATACGAGTACTTGGAAAAAGATTAGTTTTAGTTATAAATTTTTAGATAATTTTATGAAAAGAGATTGGGGTATATCACACTCTGCACATATATTTGAACCATTCGGATATAGTATATTTCAAGCAGTTGATTATGGTAAGATACCAATATTGGCACACGATTGGATACCTAAATATGATTATCCATTTAGAGCAAGTTCAGTAAAAGAATTTCACGAACACTATCATACAATATGTAAATTATCATTACAAGAAAGAAGAGATTATGTATTTCCACTAAGAGAATACTTAAAAGAAAACTATGGTGATAAAAAGGCGTGGAGAGAAAAAATGTTAAGAATATTTAACGATTGATATTTATTACTATGAGTACTGCATCAAATCAAAACTTATCATTAGGAAAATTAGGAAGAGCCGTAAGTGGTTCTCGTTCTAATTACACAACCGAGACTTCATTGGGTCAGGCAGCAGGAACGAACGCCACAAATTCAAATATTAAAATTTCTGATTTTTCTATCAGTTCAGTTGATAGTTTGACTGGATATGCGTTTTTATGGGAACAAACATCTGAAGATTATTTATTAACCTTTTCCAATAGAGGAACACGATTTGATACCAAGATAGCAAAGGTTGCTGGTAATTTTACTTGGGGAATAAATGCAAGTGGTGCAACAATCACAAACAACGGAGCAACTGGTTCGGTAGCAGCAGCTGCAATATCAAATGCAAATACTGGTACGGGTGATGATAGTGATTTCTTTCCTGCAGGTACAAATAATTTAAGTAGAACATTATCAGTTACATTTAAAGAAGATGGGCAATCAGATGGTTTTAATGACCACGCAACTAATTACAATACTGCAAGAACAAAAGCAATTACTATTGTGGATTCATATGGTGGTAGTAATCCAAGTTGTTTATTAGAGGGAACACCTATTGATATGGCAGATGGTACTACTAAAAAAGTAGAAGATTTAATTGTAGGTGATTGGGTTATGTCAATGAATATGCCTGGTCAGTTAGATGAGGATAATGAAGATTGGAGAAGTTGTAGGTTTCCTGATGAGAAAACAGAAGTATTTTCACAACATTCAGCAAGTGTTCAAGATATTAATTTTGATTATGTACAAAACTATTGGAATATAAATAATGGTGAAGAGAAGATTACAGGTGACCACGAGATGTTATATAAACCAGTAGGAGAAGATGTTTGGATGTGGAACTTAGTTCCAAATATGTTAGTAGGTGGTTATTTGATGGATAAGAACGGAAATGAAGTTCTAATAACACAATTAGAAAATGTTGTAAGTGAAGAGGGATTTGAGGTCGTACAAATTGATGTAGAACCATTAGATGTATATTTTGGTCAAACATTTTTAGTACATAACAAAGGAAGTGATGACGACCCATTTGCATAAATAATAGTTTTAAGGTTTTATGAAAAATTCAATATTAAATTATGAATATATAAAAGAGTTTATTACAACGAATGATGGGGAAGAAGTTCCTTATCGTTGGTCGCATGGTGCAACTGATGAACATCTTGGTGATGGATTAATAATCTACACATTAATTAATTTTTTTAAATTAAAAACATTAGTTTGTTTAGGAAGTGGTGGTGGATACATACCACGAGTTATGACACAAGCAAGATATGATTTATCACAAGAGGGATTTTATAAAGAAGTAAGTATGGAGTGGGGAGATAATGGAAGTACTTATATAGTAGATGCGTGTAATGGTTTTAATGGTGAGGTAGATTGGTCAGAAGAGGATAGTTTCTTTCGTACTACATTTCATCCAAAATTTATAAAAGAAACTACAGAAGAAGCATATTATAATTATTTTGTAAAACAAGATATAAAAATAGATTTATTACATATAGATGCAAATCATACTTTGGATGGGGTAAAATTAGATTTTGATTTATATTCAAAAATTATGAATAAGGGTGGTATTATTACAATACACGATACAGATAAAGATTACATAGATAATTTTGTAGAATTAGATGGACATAAAAATGATGATTTATCAGGTCCAAGTCAATTTATCAAAACATTAGAAAAAAGAGGATTTGAAGTTATAAACTTTTTTAATCACGAAAATATAAAAGATAAACCAAGTTCGACAGGACTTACAATCGTGAGAAAAAAATGAACAATAGATTTTGTAGACAACCTTGGTCTTTTGTAGAGGTTCATCAAAACGGAGATATATGGAATTGTTGTCCAAGTTGGGTTACAAAACCAATGGGTAATATATTAGAACAATCTTGGGAAGAGGTTTGGAATGGAAAGATAGCACAAGAATACAGACAAAGTATGATTGATTCTACTTTTGATAATTGTATAGGAAAAAATTGTCCACATCTACTAAGTAAAACTTTAACAAAAGAATCACCAGTATTTGAAAAGGATGATTTAAATTTATTATGGAAAAAATTACAAGTTAAAGATACTACTGGTCCATTGGTTGTTAATTTTTGTTATGATAGAAGTTGTAATTTAAGTTGTCCAAGTTGTAGAGATGATATAATTATGAACTCACCAAAATCTGATGAATATAAAAACATAGAAAAGATTCATAAAATAACCATAGATGAAATAATTAAAGATGCATACAGATTATATATTACTGGTACAGGTGACCCATTTGCAAGTCCATTTTTTAGAAACTTCTTACAAACATTTGATAAATCAAAATATAAAAATATAGGTATGATACATCTACACACAAACGCAACTCTTTGGACAGAACAAATGTGGGAATCTATGAGTAATGTTCACGATTTAGTAAAATCAATTGAGATATCAATTGATGCTGGAACAAAAGAAACTTATGAAAAAGTAAGAAGAAATGGAGATTGGGATATGTTGATGAAGAATTTAGAATACATCAACACAATCAAAACATTAGAAAATGTAAAATTAAGTTTTGTCATACAAGAGGATAATTATCAAGAATTAGAATTTATGGAAAATTTAAAACATAAACTAAATAATATACCAAGAGTTATAACACATTATTATAAATTACTTGATTGGGGTGTTATGAAAAACTATGAAGAAAAAGCAGTTTGGAAATCAACACATAAAAACTTTACTGAATTTAAATCTATTTGGGGAGATTTTAAAAAAACTATAAATGCAGAAAATACAACACATAATTTGTTAGGAGTTAAATGAAACCACAAGAAAATTTAGTTACTGTCTGCGGACACAATACTACAATGTTACACCATATGTTAGCACATTATCAATACAATGTCAAGGAATTTTTTGTAGTACTTTACGCACACCACAAAGATGACCCTGTCATTGAAGAGGGAAAACGAATATTAGAAAAATTTAATTTAAAACCACATAAGATTGCGATTGAAGAGGCATTTAATTGGGAAAGAGTAACAGAATTATATAATGAAACCACATCATTGAAACCAGATGAGTGGTGGATAGTATCGGATGATGATGAATTACAATTATATTCAAAACCAACCTATCAGATTATTGATGAATGTGAGGACAATGGTTGGGAATTTGTAACTGGAGGATTTCTTGATAGAATTGGTGAGAATGGAGAGTTCCCAAAGATAACAGAACATTCTAATATATGGAAAGAAATGCCAAACGCTGGATTCTTTCGTTATCCACTAAGTAAAGCAGAAGCAAATAAGGTTACTTTATTAAAGGGTAAACATAATGTAGTTCCAGGTCAACACTTTATACAATTTGATGATGGTAGTACATCTTGGGGTAAATCACATCCATTAAGATATCCAACAGAAAAAAATTTTACACAAGTTCATCACTTTAAATGGGATTATTCAGTATTACAACGATTGAAACAAGTAAGTACATCTACTGCAAACGAATCTTTTGCAAACGAGTATAAGATTATGTTAGATGCAATTGTAGATAGAGATTACAATCTTGATTTGAATAATAGAGAATTTATGTTTGAACGGGTAGAAAAACAAAATTATAATCATTATAGAAAATGGAAATCATTAACTAAAAAAATATTGAATATTTCGGGTTTATGATTATATTTATATATAAGTTATAACAATTTAATTAAACTAAACTCAATGAGGTTATTATATGGCTAGTACAGCGAAAACAAATGAACAAATCATTTTGGAAGAACGCAAAGTAAAAGCATTAGAAAAAATTGCTAATGTTTTAGATGCCCTAACTATTTGGTTTGAGGATGTAGATAAGGCAGAGTGGAGTGAAAGACTTCAATGGTACTTATTCGAATTTCACAACAAGATAGTTGGTACAGAAAATAAAGAAGATAAAAAGTAAATGAAACTTGGAGTTATAGTTCCTTATCGTGGACGACCAACTCACCTTAGAAAATTCAAAGAATCTATACAGAGATATCTTGATAAATCTAATATTTCATATCACTTAATAATAGTTGAACAAATAGATACCTTACCATTTAATCGTGGTAAGTTATTAAATATAGGATTTCAGCAAGCATTAAAGAAACGATGTGATTATGTTGTGTTTCACGATGTTGATATGCTACCAGTTAGTGTTGATTATTCTTATTCTGAAGTTCCAATACATTTAGCAACCAAGTTTACAGGTTCTGCACAACAAGAGGTATTTGACACTTACTTTGGTGGTGTTACAATATTTCCTATTGATGCATTTAAGAAAGTAAATGGTTACTCAAATGAATTTTGGGGTTGGGGTTTTGAGGATGATGATTTACTTCTACGCCTAACCGAACAAAATATAGGTACTGATTTTGATGTATATAAAACAGAAAAAGAATTTAGTTCTGGTTTATATTTACACGGCGAGGAAAGTTATCTACAATGTTTTAATACTATAGATTTGGAAGAAAGTTTTACACTAAGTTGTACTTTTAAACCAGATGATATTATAGTAGATTATAGATATGCACACGATGAGTATTGTGTATTTAGTATTCCAGGTTGGGATACTACAATAGGATACAATTCATTCAATAGATATAAATTTGAAACTTGGGATACTGCTAAAGAATGTTATTCAATAACTTCAAAGCACTCACCACCTAAACTAACAAGAATTACTATTACTTATGATAGGCATAATAGATGGATGATTATGTATCAAGATGGTAAAGAAGTTGATAGAAAAAATCTTAAACGAAAAATCTATAATCCAAATACACAATTCTTTTATCTTGGTACTGGTGTTCCAAAGCGAGAAGGTCAAATAAAAAGTTTTAGAGGATTGATAAAAGATTTTTGTTATTGGAATAAACCATTAGCTGGTAATGAAATACACGAGATTCATAATAATTATGGTATAAATTATTTAGCATCACAAGGACAATATAGTTCTGCAGATAATTTAAAAATATGTTATGATATGAAAAATATAGTTCTTGACCACGAATATGATTATTCACACGGAAAAGTTATAGATTTAGCAAATCCTACAGAACAGAGAATGTATGCAAAAACATTTGAATGTATTCCTAAATCAGAAATGGAAATGGAAAATAAAAAGATTGTAAAACCATATCGAAGAGATTGTACATTTAAATTATTAAAACACACAACAGAGGGATTTAAGGATGGTAATTGGAAAACTGAATCTACTCGTTTAAATCAACATAGATATTATGATAGTGTTGCAAACAATGAAACTAATTTAGAAACTGATGGGTTAACTACATTACACTTTGAAGAAGTAAATGAAAAGACAACAAGGAACATTACAGAATTAAAGGTTACTTTATGAAGTTAGGTATTTGTATTCCATATAGAGATACGGGTGACGGAGTAAGAAAAAAACATTTAGATACATTAGTTCCATACTTAGAAGAGTTTTTTGGTAAACGAAATATTGATTTTAGAATTTATGTAGGACACCAAGTAGATGATAAACAATTTAATAGAAGTGGTACAAAAAATGTAGCATTTCTTGCAGCTAAAGAAGATGGTTGTGATTATGTAGCGTTTCACGATGTGGATATGTTACCAACAGAAGATGTTGATTATTCATATCCAGGTGAGACACCAAAACAAATTGCTGCATATCTATCACAATGGGATTATACTTTACGAGATGTAGAATACTTTGGTGGGGTAGTGTTGTTCACGATAGAACAATTTGAAGCAGTTAATGGATACCATACTAACTATTGGGGTTGGGGTATGGAAGATGATGATTTATTTTGGAGATGTTATCTAAAAGGATATTATAAACCAGAATTAGTTCCAGGCCCTGGTCATAAAAAAGTTTTACAATTTGATGGGTTCACTACATATATTGAAGTACAACCAAGTACTACTTTAAATGAAGTACCAGAAAAATCTTTTAATGTAGAGATGATGGTAAAGGGTGAGGTTAAATCAGATGAAGAAGAATATCTAATAGGAAATGATAATTCACAATTTATAAAGTATCCAATATTATGTAAACAAGGTTGGGATTTTGATATTGCGTATAATAATTCACGAGCATATTCAACATCATTATGGACTTGGAAAAATGAACATATGTATAGTTGGGTAAAACGATATTCTGGTTTATGGAGTAAAGTAAATTTAGAAGTTAATGTACGAGGTGGATATAGAAAATTATATATTAACGATGTACAATATGATGAAAAGTTTGGAATACAACAAACAGAACAAAAAATTGATGATAGGTTAAAACGATATCCACCAAGACCATTTTACATTGGTAGAAATGCACCAAACTCGTGGGGAAATATTAGAAACTTTTTTAAGGGTGAAATGGCGTATATAAAAATTTATAATCATCAAAATAAATTAATTCTACATTATGATTTTGATAAATCATACAAAGGAAATAAAGTATTAGATTTAAGTGGTTGTGGAAATCACGGAAAGTTGTTTTTGTATGAGGGAAAAATTAAAAAAGCAGATATATCGAACTTAATGAATACTCTTGTACCAGATAGAAGATACGGAACTATGGAATGTATGCCACACGAAGATGAGGGTATTGTTGATAATAAGTTTAGTGGTGATATAAAAGCAACAGCAAGAAATGAAATGATATATAGAAAGCATATGCAAAAAGGTGAAATAGATGTTGATAAAGATGAATATGGATTACACCAAATGAAATGTGAAATAGTTAATAAAGATGATATTTATAATAGACATCAAATAGTAAATGTGAGGTTTTAATGTCAGGATACGACGACCAAGTAGCAGAAAATCCAGTCTTTCAAGCAACAAAAGACAAATTAGATAGTGTAGGGTGTGGGATGTGTTTAGCAAAATGGACACAAGTAACTCTACAATTACAGACAGGACACAATCATTCCTGTCACCATCCAAAAACGCATAAAATTAATAAACAAGAAATATTAAGAAATCCATCTGCACTTCATAACACTGGTTATAAGAAAAAACAAAGAAAAATGATGTTAGAGGGAAAACGACCACCTGAATGTGAGTATTGTTGGAATGTAGAAGATAACTCGGATAGATTTTCAGATAGAGTATTTAAATCAGGTGAGTATTGGAGTTTACCACACTTTGATGAGATTGCAGCATCTGATTGGAGAGCAGATTACAATCCAAGATATGTAGAAGTTGCTTTCTCAAATGCTTGTAATTTCAAGTGTAGTTATTGTGGACCAGCATATTCTACTACTTGGCAAGATGAAGTTAATAATTATGGTGGTTATCCAACAAGTGATGGATTTAATGACCCAAGAGGTTTAGTTGCAGAAGATAAAGTTCCTATACCTAAAAGAGACCCAAATCCATATGTAGAAGCATTTTGGAAATGGTGGCCAGATTTATATCACGATTTACATACATTTAGAATCACGGGTGGAGAACCACTATTATCAAAGGATACTTGGAGAGTTTTAGATTATATAATTGAACAAGAAGAACCAAATGATAATTTACAATTTGCAGTAAATAGTAATTTAGGTGCACCAGATGTTTTAATTGATAAATTTATTGAAAAGATACAACGAATAGAAGATGAAGAAAGGGTTGGAGAATTTATTATATTTACATCAGTTGATACTTGGGGTAAACAAGCAGAGTATATTCGTGATGGATTAGAATTTAATAGATTTTGGGATAATCTAAATAAAATATTAGAAAAGTGTAATCGTGTAAATATGACTATTATGTCTACATACAATTCACTATCAGTACCAAACTATGATAAGTTAATATACGAGATATATGATTTAAAAACAAAGTATGGTTCAGAGGATAGATATTGGAACTCTGCAGTATTTTTAGATTCGAGTTATTTGAGATATCCAAGACATCAAGCGGTACAAGTATTACCAAATGAATTTGCTAAAAAAATATATAGACAAACACAATTAACCGAGTTTATGTCAACACCAAATTTTGAAACAAGATTGATTGGGTATTCTGATATTGAAGTTCAAAAATTAAAAAGAATATATGATTGGCATTTATCTCGAAATTACGATGACCCACAAATTGTAGAAGATAGAAGAAACTTTTATAGATTTTTTAGTGAACACGACAGAAGAAGAAATACAAACTTTATAGAAACATTTCCTGAACTTGCAAGTTTTTATGAGGATTGTGAGAGGTTAGCTAGAAAATGAAATTAAAGATAGTAGAAACACAGCCTTGGTATATACTACCAACACAGAGATATGATTTAACAACGAGACCACCAAGTAAATCTATGCAAGGGGATTATACTTTCTTTTGTAGTTTTAAAGTTAATAAAAAAATAAAAACAACAACACCTTGTTCTATAATGATGAGACCTGGAATGCATCACGGATTATGTTATGCACAAGACCCAGAAGCAATAAATTGGGAATATTGGTATAAAGATGAATTGGGTGAAAATAAATTTGGATTTCTATCAGTTAATTTATCACAATATCATCCACAACATAAATTAGAAAATACTTGGTTTTGTGTTATTAGACATATCACTAAGGATAAAGCATTTACACTTCACATATATGATGAGGATGGTAAACAAACAACAATGAAATCTGAATATAGTGGCGAGTTAATAAATTATTCTGGTACACCATATAATTTTGGGTGTGGTAATTACTTTAAACAAGTTGATGATAGTCATTATTTTTTTGGTGATTACACAATGTTTAATGTGGGGATGATAGAAAGTTTAGACCACGATGATGAAGCAATACAAGAGTTTATTAGTATCAATAAGGATTCTTTTGATAAATTAGAAAAGAAAGGTAAATTAAATGAACTACTATTTTACTTTAACTTTAACAATACTAATATTTACAAAGCTTGGGATTTATCAGACCATTGTAATTTTTTAATGAAAAATGTGGATGTGTTCAAATGATATTAATATCACATAGAGGAAATATAAACGGGCCAAGAAAAGAGTTAGAAAATAAACCACGATATATAAATCAAGCATTAGAATTGGGTTATGATGTAGAGATAGATGTGTGGTGGAAAGATGATGGGTTTTGGTTGGGACACGATAAGCCACAATTTAAGGTTAATAGACAATTTTTACAAAATGATAAATTTTGGTGTCATGCAAAAAACATTGAAGCGTTTTATCATATGATTGATGATAAAAGAATACATTGTTTTTCTCACGATGAAGATGAGGTTGCATTAACATCAAGAGGATATTTTTGGTCAACAGCAGATAGTAAAATGACAGATAAAACTATTTGTGTTATGCCATCAACATTGGTAGAATTACCAAAGGGTATGGCAGGGATATGTTCTGATTATGTAAGGAGTTATGATGAATAAAAAAATAATAGTTTGTGATGGTGATAGTTGGACTTCAGGTGATATACTTGACCCTAAACTTGAAGAAATTGGTGAAACTTTTATAAACCACAAAGATAATGATGAGTATAGATTACCAAGAGTTTGGCCACATAAACTTGGTGAACTTACAGATACAGAAGTTTTAAATACAGCAGTTGCTGGTAGTTCTAATGATAGTATAGTTAGAAGAATTATACCACAAATATTAGAGTTATTGAAAACACATAAACCAGAAGATTTATTTGTAATCATTGGTTGGTCATCACCAGAAAGAAAAGATTTTTTTCTTAATGCACACCGAAAGTATATTACACCAAGATGGGAAACTTTATATCCAGCAGAATTAGAACAAGAACAAATAAATGATGATATACAAAAATTTTACACTACTTACTTAAAATATTTTTGGAACATAGAAGAATTTGCAAATAGATATTTACAACAAGTATTGTTGGTACATAATTTTTTAACAAGTAAAGGAATTACTCATAAATTCTTTAATGCATTTTACGAAAGTTATGGAAAAGATTGGGGTGGAGATTTACACAAAAAATATTTTGATGCAAAACAAAGAGGATTGCCAGATGTTGGTACGCCAGAATTGCAAGAAGAAATGGAAGATTTGTATGGGATAGTAGATAATTTATTATTTGAAGAGTATATGAATATCTATGATAAAAATTATATAAAAGTTTCATTTAAAAGTCATTGTGATTCAATCACAAAAATATGGGGGGAGAAGTGGGATAACAATCACCCTAACGAAAAAATGCACGAACATTGGTCAGAATATCTCTATGGAGAACTTTTTAAATAATGAAACTATTACTATGTGATGGTGATAGTTGGACTGCTGGTGATATTGTAGACCCAAACTTATTTGGTGATAATTTAGCTGAAGTTCATCATCCAGATAATAACCAATATAGGTTACCAAGAGTTTGGCCACATAAGTTGGGAAAACTTTTAAATGTAGATGTTTTAAATCAAAGTATTGCTGGTAGTTCTAATGATGGTATAGTTAGGAGAGTATTAGTAAGAGTTAATAAATTACTTAAAGAATATAATTCAGATGATTTGTTTGTTTTAATTGGATGGTCATCACCAGAAAGACGAGATTGGTTTATTGATACTCAATGGAGAACTATGTATCCTGCACAAATACATCAAGAATTTGATGTTCAAGCAATTGGAAAAAAATCTGAAGATTTAGCACAATTTTATAAAACATACTTAACACATTTTTGGGAAAAATCAGAATATATAGAAAGATACCTACAACAAACTTTATTACTGCATTACTATTTAAAAAATAAAAATATTAAACATATGTTCTTTGATGCTTTCTATGAAAAAAAAATTGTAAAGAAAAGTAAATGGTTTGAATCAAAAGGAGAATCAGAATTTACTGCAGGTGGAATGTATTGTGATGATGAAATACAAGAGGTTTTTTCTAAAGGTGTTATTTATGATGAGTTTAATTTAGTAAGAGATAATATATTTAAAGAAAAATCGTTTCGTAAATTTTTAATGATAGATAAGGAACATTTTGATGATAACTTATGGGATGGGTTTCATCCAAACGAAAAAGGACACGAACTTTGGGCAAAAGAATTATATAAGGATATAAATGATAAAATTAATAATATTTGATTTAGATGGTGTATTAGTAGATGCACGAGAGTTACATTATAATGCTTTAAACAAAGCACTTGAATCTATTGATAAAAAATTTATCATACCAAGAGATGAACACCTATCTACATATGATGGATTATCCACCACTAAAAAATTAAATCTATTATCAGAAAATAAGAAGTTACCAAAAGAACTTCACGATAGTGTTTGGAGATTAAAACAAGAAAAGACACGACAGATAATAGATGGGTTTAGTATTGATAGTAGGATACAAGGTATATTACGAAGTTTAAAATCTGAGGGATATATGATTGCCTGTGCAACAAACTCTATACGAGAAACTGCAAAACTACAATTAATAAGAAAAGGATTTTTTGAGTATATTGATTTTATGTACTCAAATCAAGATGTAACGAATCCAAAACCAAATTCAGAAATATATTTAAGATGTATGTTGAGAGCACAAGTTAATCCAAATGAAACATTAATCATAGAGGATTCACATATAGGTAGAAAAGGTGCAATTGCAAGTGGTGGAGTGTTGTGTGGGGTAAAGGATACAACGGATGTTACTTATGATAGGATTAAAAAATACATACAAGAATCTAATAGTGAGATAAAACCAAAATGGCAAGGTGGTAAAATGAATGTTTTAATTCCAATGGCAGGTGCTGGTTCAAGGTTTGAACAAGCAGGATATACATTTCCAAAACCAATGATTGATGTAAATGGTAAACCAATGATACAAGTTGTAGTGGATAGTTTAAACATTGATGCAAAATATATTTATGTTGTTCAAAAAGAACATTATGAAAAATATAATCTAAATCACTTTTTAAGATTAATAACACCAAATTGTGAAATAGTTCAGATAGATAAAATGACAGAGGGTGCTGCATGTACTACATTATTAGCAAAAAAATATATTGATAATGATGAACCACTCTTAATTGCTAATTCAGACCAATACATTGAGTGGGATAGTAATGAGTTTATGTACTCAATGGTAGCAGATGATATAGATGGTGGTATATTAACTTTTACTGCATCACATCCTAAGTGGAGTTTTGCAAAATTAAACAAAGAGGGTTTTGTAGAGAAAGTTGCAGAAAAAGAACCTATTAGTAATATAGCGACTGTGGGTATTTACTTTTATAGTAAGGGTAGTGATTATATAAAATATACCGAACAAATGATTGAACGAGATATCAGAACTAATAATGAATTTTATGTTTGCCCAGTATTTAATGAAGCAATTCAAGATGGAAAGAAAATAAAAATTTATCATATTGATAAAGAACAAATGTGGGGTATGGGAACACCAGAAGATTTAAAAAGGTTTATTGATGAAAAATTTTAAAAACATATACATAAATGGTTGTAGTTTTACAGCTGGACATACTTTAGAAGAAAAAGATACTTGGCCTGAATTATTAAGTAAAAAATTAAATTTACAAAAAATTAATAAGTCAATAAATGGTCAATCTTTTGATTCTATATTTACAAATACAATTGCTCACCTAAGTAACTTAGATTCTAATGATACTCTTGTAGTGATTGGTAACACTTGGCCAACGAGGTACTCAATACCATTTCAAAATTTAAATGTAAACATTACACCCGCAGATATATGGGGACCAAAAGCAAAAACAAGTTTTTCAGATAAACTACATACAACCAGATTAGTATCACCATATGATATGAATTTAGATTGGGAGATTCGAAAACAATATTTAGATGATGAGAACAATAGTACAAAACTTAAAAGGGGTTTAGATAAAGTTTGTATGTCATTTGTTAACTTTTATAAAAATTTAGTTAAATATGATAATGATTGGGAAAACAATCAAAAACTATATAATTATACAAAACTTTTAGCATTAAAATCTTTTTTAGAAGTAAATAAATTTAATTATAGGATTGTAGATTTTATTGTACCGAAAGAAAAATTTGAAGTGTTTGATGTGGATAAACTTTATAATGATGATAACTATATTTATTTTGGTAAGGAGTGGAAAGGTAAGTATGTTGAGGGGCATCCAACAACAGAAGGTTGTATAAATATAAGTGAGGTTTTATATGATAGCTTTAATAGATAGATTTAATCAAGTAAGTTTACACGACCCACCACCAGATATCGCAGATATATATAAGGATGTCTCTGAAATAAATGAAATTGATAATCGTGGGTTTCCAATTTGTAGACCATTATTTAGTCATTCGAGTTTACCAAATGAATTAGGTTTAGAAATTATAAATAGAAATGAATTTGATTTTAAATCAGAGTTTAGTTATTATGTGCATGTACATCACAATCAAAAGTTATGGGCAAAACATATTGATTTGATACCAGAACAAATTTTAAATGAAGTTAGAAAAGGTACTTGTTGGTTAATATTTGATAATACATTAGAGGGTCATAGAATTGATGGTGATGAGTTATTAGTACCATTATATAAAAGTATTAATAAATTAAAATTACCACACGATAAAATTGTATTTATAACAAATGATTTAGAAGCAGAAGATACTCACAAAAAATTAAAAACATCAGATAAGATAAATATAATTTCATTTATGTGGAATGTACACGATGTAAAACGATTAGTTAATCATAAATTTTTAAGAAGAAAAATTAATGTAAAACAAGAATTACAATATAAAGAAAAACATTTAAAGAAAATAAAACCATTTTTAAAAGTTAATCGTACTAATCGTGAAGAGCGAGATTTATTTATGTTGTTTATAGAACACGAAGAATTGTATAAAAAATTTAAAATTAGTTTTCCACAATTTACTGAACAAGTATATCATTCAGCATTTAAAAAATATGTATCGAAAAAAACCATTGATGGTTTGATAAATAAAATACCATTTGATATTGATAAAACTGATAAAACAAATCACGGAGAACCAGGTTATGGTGTAGGACAATTTAATGCAGATTTACCATTTCAACCAATACATTATAAGAATACTTTTGTTAGTGTGGTTATGTGTGCGTTTCCACATACAGAAAATTGTTGTCACTTACATAGTTCTACTTTTAATCCAATTTATAGTGGACATCCAATTATACAATTTGGTCCTTACAAATCATTAGAAAGAATGAGAAAACTTGGATTCAAAACATTTGACAAATGGTGGGACGAAAGTTATGATGATGAACCTAATAGTTGGAAGCGATTACAAATGATTATGGATTTAACTTTAAAATTAAGTAAACTCAATAATGAGGAGTGGATAGAGATATTGTGGGATATGAAAACTATTTTACAACATAATACCGATTTAATTAATACTTATAGTATAGAGAAAGAGTTATATAAAAAGGTTTACAAAAAATGAGATATCCATTAACATTAATTAAAGAAAATGATGTGTGTGCCGAGATTGGTGTTTGGAAAGGAGAAACTTCAGAATTAATATTGAAGAAACATCCACAAAAATTACACTTAATTGACCCCTATATACACCAAGATTATATAGGTAGGAAGTATTCTATAGGTTACGGGTTTGATGTGGATGAAATGTATGAGATGGTTACTGATAAATTTAAAAATAATGAAAATGTTGTTTTACATAGAGAAAAATCTATAGATGTTGATTTTCCAAACGAATACTTTGATTGGATTTATATAGATGGAAATCATAGTTATGAAGAAGTATTAGCTGATTTAAATCACTATTATCCACTTGTTAAAAAAGGTGGTTATTTGTGTGGAGATGATTATGGTTGGACTGATGTAAATTGTAGTAAGGGCCCAAAACCTGCAGTAGATTATTTTGTTGAGAATAATAATTTGGAGATTGAAATTAAAGGTGTTCAATATGTTATACAAGTATGATTAACCACGAACATAAATTTATATTCTTACATATTCCAAAAAATGCTGGAACAAGTATTGCAAAAGCATTAAATAGACAATGTGGAGTAACAGAACCATATGAATCATTTAGAATACATTCTGATGATTTTGATAAAAAAATATGGAAAGAATATTTTGTATTTACATTTGTACGCAATCCTTTTGCAAGAATGTGGTCGCAGTACATATATCGAAATTGGTTATATGAAAAATATCCATTTAATGAAATCCTTGTAAATAATTTAGAACGAATTTTTGATATTGAAATGGAACAAAAGGAATCGGGTAGATATTACTACGGACCTGGTGCATCAAGAGAAAATAAAATAAAAGATAGAGAAAAGATAACTGCATTCTTTTCTGAAAAGATACATTGTGCAACACAAACTGATTTTTTAAAGGGTATGTATAGTGATGGTGTAGATAAACGACCTTATATAGATTATGTAGGTAGAGTGGAAACATTACAAACTGATTTTGATTTTGTTTGTGATAAGATTGGGATTGATAGGATTAAATTACCAAGAGAAAATCGTTCTATTGGTGGTGCAGTTCATACGGGTATAGATAATTACTTAGATGCGTATGATGAAAATACTATAAGGAGTGTTGCTAAAAAATGTAGTGATGATATAAAGAATTATAAATATTATTTTGAGGGTTTTGATGAATGAAAATTGGTTAAATGGTAAGTATAACCTAATTTATGTAGGTAAAGAAAAAGAAACACTTGTTACAGGAAGTGTACCAAAAAATGTTGTATTACATACAGGTAAGTTATCTGATATTGCATTTAAAATCAGACAACAAGAATTGGATAATGATGAAGTGTTTAGTGGTAATTTGATTACTACTGAATCAGTTAGTAATATAGATTTTGATACTATATTTAAATTATCACTTGATGATAATTCACTTTATGTTAATTATTTTTTAAACTCACCACATGCAACTGAATGTGAGGTGGGTGATTCGTTAATATATTGTAGTTCAATTGTGTTGTGGATGATATCACAATATGATAGAAATGATTATTCACTTTATGCAAACTTACGGAGAAATAGAGTAGTGTTAAAAAGATTTGGAGATTATGTATGATAAAGTACGATAAGGTTGTCACATTTGGTTGTAGTTTTATGAATGGTGATGCTATTGAAAACACCAACGGCAGTCCAGCAGGAAAAGATTTTGCACCACATTTAGAACTTGGTAGATTATTTAATTGTAATAGTGAAAACAGAGCCAGTTCTGGTTTTAGTAATGAACGAATAGTAAAAAGGGTATATGAATGGATTGAGTCTAATAAAGAAAGTAAAAATACTTTATTTGTAATTGGGTTATCTGAACTTAGTAGGGTTATGATATATGCAGATATGGTTGAGAGGTTTTATGATTTACAACCTGGACAACTCGCTAGTTATAGTGCTGCTGCGTTAGAAAATAATGCAAGAAAATTTGGGAGTTCGAGTGGTGAGGAATTAAAGTCTTATATGGCATACTATATAAAATACTTTTATAATGAAGAGGTAGAAATTAAAAAGTTACATAGAATGATTCTTGGTATGGATGCATACCTAAACGCTAATAATATTGATTATATTGTATTTAATTCGTTACCTGCAAATCTTGATGGGATACGAGATAAAATTAATTTTATGTCGTTTAATGATGATGATTATAGTGGTAGAGATACTTGGAATGATTTTCTTATGTGGCAAATGGAACATATTGATGGTAATGAGTATAATAATGAAATATACAGAAGTCCAAAACCACCATATGGTAAACGATATTGTAATGGACATCCATCACCAAATTCAATAAAAAAACTTTGTGAAAGAATTTATAAGGAATTAAACAAATGAAGATGGCAGTTTGTCTAAGTGGTCAATTAAGACAGTGGGATTTAGCTGTAGATAACCAAAAGTGGTTTTGGGAAACTGCACAACAAAGTGGTGTAACTCAAATAGATTATTTTATACATACTTGGAGTTATAGTGCAGATAGAGCAGGTGTTTCACAAGAGTACGAGTGGAGAGATATTGATAAAGAAGAATTTAAACAAATATGTGATGCATATGAAGTTAAGGATTCAATGTATGATACAAGACCACAATCTTGGTTTTATGATTATGACCATTGGAGTGCATTATTTTATAGTTTTGCACATTCAATAATGATGAAACGAAAATATGAATTAGAAAATAATTTTGAATATGATGTTGTTGTTAAATCAAGACCAGATATAATTTTTCATCCTAAATATACTTGTTGGTTAGAAACCTTATGGGATAATCAATTATTCAGTACACACGGCGGTGAAATGGGACACGAGTTCGGTATGTTTAATATAGATGATTGTGTTTTTTATTCTAACTCATACACTATGGATAATATGATTAATATGTATCAGTATAGACAAAAGAATCTTGATTGTAGATTTAATAAAGAGGGTTTACCAGATAAAGAAAAGTTATCCATACAGCAATTGGGGCCTGGAGTTTTAATGCATGAATATTGTAGAGAGTATGGAATAACACCAATAATAACTTCACCACACCGAGCACACTTTCAACCAACATTATTAAAACTTGGTTGTCCAAGAGATTTAGATTTATTTAAAGCAAAAAGTTTTAATAAAATGAACAAATACTTTAGGGAGTTTTATACTAAATGAAAATAGCATTCATTGTTTGTTCCAACGGATATGGGCATTTCCATCGAATTTTGCAGGTCTGTGCACACTTTAATCATCACGAGGTAGATATCTATTGTGAGCAATACCAGTATAATAGATTTAAACCAAAACAATCAAATTTAAATTTTATCTTCTATAAAACATCAAACATACGATGGGATAATAAAGAAATTGGTTCACTTGATATTAAAAATTTAGATAAATATGATAAAGTAATTACTGATAATTTAGTAGAGGTATTGAAATATAGACCAGATGCATTATTAAGTGGTTCTTTTTTGTGGAGTGATGTATGGAGAGATAGGTTTGGTGATAATAACTTTTCAGATAAAGAGGATGAATTGTTTAATAGCGTAAAACCAAAAGTAATTTGTAATGGTGATGTGGTTTTTGGTCAGTTACAAGATTATGAAAATAAAGTTGATATTGGTTGGGGATGTAAAGATGATAGTACAGAAGATTATAATTTGGACACAATAGTTTGTGTACCGCCATCATTAAATTATACTGATGATTATACGGATAAGTTTTATAAAATTCGAGAAGAGTATCAGAATGATTTTAATTTTAGTTTTAATATAAACCATACAGAAAATTCGATGTTTGTTATTAGACCTGGATTGGGGATGATAACTACTTGTGTATCTAAACGAATACCTATTGTTGCATTATGGGCAGATGAAGATTCAAGTGAGATAAAACATTTAGCTAAAAAAGTAGAAGAGTTAGGTATTGGAATAAGACAAAATGTTTATGATGATTTTATATTACCACCCGATGTAACAAAGTATAGAGAATCATTTAAAAAATTAAAATTAAATGGTTATTTAAAATTTGCAGGTTTAATAAATGATTAAAGAATTTGAACAATTAAAAAATTGGGATTTAACTACGATGGGATATTATAGTTATCTTGATTTTCAAAATCTTGCTGATGTAAGAAGTAAACATAAATGTAATATACATTCTGATTATTGGTGGTCAAAGGGTATTGGTAACCCATATGATAACGATGCTACTAATGTATCATATGTTTATAGGTGGTTTGACCCAAAACACAAAGATTGGAAAGATGAGCCTACACACCAAAATCCTTATTGGTTAAACTATAGAGTGGATACATATATTCAACATTCAAAAACACAACCAGACCAATTATATGTAACTCAATCAGAAACAAGAGATGTAGCTACAAGAGATATAATTCTTTATTTAAATTTACCACTTGAATATTTTAGGGATGATGTTAAAAACACAACATACGGAGAATTTGATTATAAAGTGGTAGATAAATTTTTTAAGGAAATACATAAATTTATTGATGAACCTGATGCTTATAATAAGTTTAGAAATTTAGTTGATGAATACAATACAAAGTATCCAGAAACAAAACAATCTCAAATGGTATGGAGTAGAAATCTTGAAATGGATTTACACTGGTCGTTTAAAAAACACGGACAATTAAATATACCAGTTCTTGATAGACCTTACAAATGGTTTGAGGGTTCATCACACACATTCTTTCACGCATGTTATTTAAAATGGGATAGTTTAAAAATGTTTGTAAAGGTGCCTCTAAGTGGAGACCCAAAACGATTAAGTGATAGTTGGTATTTTTATATACCACCAAATAATTTTTCACCAACACATTATAATAATAGTGAGATATTTTATATGTGTTATATTGATATAAAAAATAAAAAGATTTATAGTAAAAAATATCCAATATCAGAGTTTGAATATTTTCGTTATAATTTAAAGGGATTAGATAAAAATTTATATAAGGAGTGGGATAGGATATTATGAATATAATAAAAGGAGAGAAGTTTCAAGAATTGTGTGATGTATCTATAAGTAAAGATGAGCATAAAAAATTTGAAGCTAAGGATATAAATATAAAAAAAGATATTGATGTAGATACATTTGATTTTACAGATTATGATAATCCAGAATTAATATATTGTAATGTATCTTTATTAAATACAACAAAACAAGTATTACTTGACTCGAAGTTATTAGATAAATTAAAACAATTTAAAAATCCATTTAAATTAGTTTTACATAATGCAGATGATGCATTTGGTTACAAACAATTACAGAATACCATATTAGATATACCAAATTGTAAACAAGTGTATAGTGTAAATGCTGATTGTGAGCATCCAAACATTACACCATTACCAATTGGACAAGCAAATTATATGTGGACTTGGGGTAACGAGTGGACATTAATGGATGCAATAGATAATATACCACCAGAGAAAGATGGTCTTGTTTATGCAAACTTTACAATGACGGGAGAAGTTCGTGCAAAAGCAAGAGAGGAGTGTTATCAATCTTTAAAACGACAGGGAGTTAAATTTACAGAGAATCAAATTTATCCTGATTACTTACAACGATTATCTACCTTTAAATATTGTACATCACCAAAAGGAAATGGAGTTGATTGTTATAGAATGTGGGAAGCACTTTATTTAAAAGTAGTTCCTATTTGTGAACGAAGTATATTAGTAGAAGAGTTTGCAAAAACATTTCCAATTAAAATTGTTGATACTTGGAATGATTTGGATATTAGTAAGTTAGAAGAGGAGTATGCTAATTATACTTGGGACAATTACGATTTATTAGATTTTGATAATTACATTAAACATATAGGATTAAAATGAAAACATCACCAATAGATTCAGTAATAGTAGATATGATTTTAACACATTATAATATACAATCATTTACAGGTAAAAGTCAAGTACTTAGTGGAGAAGAGTTTGATAGGTTGGTAAAGGAAGCAGAACAAGAATATTATAAAAAAATTTTACGAGAAGAACCAAAAGGTACATCGTGAAAGTATATTCCTTTGGTGATAGTTTTACAGCAGGAATAGGTTGTGATAGAGTATGGGAAGAATCTCAGTTGGGTAATCATCCAAAGTGGGATACTATGACAGATAGTGAAAAATCAATACAGAGAGGTAGTGTTGCTAATTTTAGAGAGAATAATTCGTTTACAAAAAAATTTTCAGATAGTATAGGATTTGATTCTAAAAATTTTGGAAAAGGTGGTAATAGTAACTCAAATATAGTTCAAGATATTGTATCACACTCACACTTATTTAATGATGGGGATGTTATATTAATTGGTTGGTCATCACCACTACGAGATAAAGTAACATTTTGGCCAGAAAATCCACTACTTTGGATTTCATCTTCAAAAGATATGAGAAAATACTTTGAAGAGGTTGGAAAAACATTTCAAATAGATATTGGTAATCCTGAATATAAAAATAAAAATTATAAAAACGAAATAGAAATAGCAGAATTTTGGAAAGAATTTGGTAAAGATTGGTTTGTAAATGGTTATGATGAAGAATATCATCATTTACAAAGTAAACAAATTTTATACTTCACTCAAGAGTTTTTAAAATACTTTGGAGTAAAGTATATTTTTTTTAATGCATTTGAACCTATTCTTATTAGAGAAGAACCACTTATTGATATGTCAAAATATTGGAAAGGTGGTAACGAATCAATATGGTCTTATACAAAACACGATGAAAATTTATTAGAACCTTTGGGTTATAATTTGTATAATGGTATTGAGGCTAGACATCCAAGTAGTGCAGGACATACATACTTTGAAAAAAGTTTAACAAAATTTTATAAAGAGGTATATGATGGTTAAGTATTGGTTTGAAACATTTAAAAGTTTAAAATCATTTGATATAGTTCCTTATCAAGAAATGGTAGATTTATATTTAAAAAATCAATCATTATTGGATGGGAGTAAATTTGAAAAACTTGGTGGTAAAAATGAACGACCAATTAATTCAGATGTAGAGAAAGTTGACCACGATGGGTTTTGGTTAGGTTATAATCCAAGATATTACAATATAGACCCACTTGGTACAAAAGTAACACAAGCCAAAGCAGATGTTGTATCTATGGATATGACTGGAGTAGGTAAAACTTGGGATGATTTTATTTATTTAGAATTACCGAGTTGGTTATTTAACAAATATCAAACTGCAGTACATTCAAATCGTGATATAACTTATTTTAAAAAATTTATGAATGATGTGGATAAAACAGATTTATCAAAAGAAAGTGTTTTAAAATTAAAAGATGAGTATGATAACAAATATAAAGACATTGCAAAATATGTTGATTACTTTGGTGATTTCCAAGACCCTGCATGGAGATTAGATTTGGATGTTGGTCAATATGTATCAATAAAACAAAATGGATTAATCTATCCTATAATGTTTAATAGTATAAATTATGCATTTACTCGTGGAACACATCGAGCATTATTTTTAGCTCATACTAATAGTGATGTTCCATTTGTAATGCAATATCCAAAAAGAAGAAAACGATGGCAAATTAAATTATCTGAAAACTTTGATGAAAAAAGTGTAATTATGGATGTAGATTTAAATAAAAAATCATTGAAGTTTTATAGGGATAATATAGAATTAAAATGAGTACACGATTTTTAAAAAAGGATAATGTAATTTTGGTTGGTCTTGCAAAGAATGGTAGTCAAACTATAAAACAAATTGGATTAAACAATGATGGGTTTCAAATTAAAGAACAAGATAAGAATACAGATAAGTTTATAAATTGGGATGATGATAAATTATTAATTTTAATACCGATGAGAGAACCTATAGAAAGAGGATATAGTGAGATGTTAGAAGTTGCAATGGTAGTTGGTAAAGAAAATATAGAAAAAAAATTTATACCTAAAATAAATTATTTTCAGAATGATGTTATGAAATTTTTTGTAGAAAATATTATGCTAGATGAAAAATGGAAAGGTGTTCAAATAAAATTTTTTGATTTAAGTTTATTATCTACGGGTTTACCAAAATACTTAGGTTGGGATATTGAGATACCTTATTATAATACAGCAAATCAAAATCCTAAAAAGGTAAAGTTGATGGAAGAGTTAAAAGGTGTAGAAATAAAACCACAAGAAATAGATAATTTATTTTTTAATGGAATTAAAAAAAGTAAATATTGGATAAAATTATGAAAACATTAGCAGGAATTATTCACGCAAGAAAAACAAGTACAAGATGTCCTAATAAACATTTACGACCATTGGGTGATACAACATTGATTGATATTGCATTAGAAAATCTAAGTAAGTTAGATGTTGATGAAAAGTATTTAGCAGTTTATGACCAAGAATTAAAAGATAAAGTTATCGATGGGGTACAAATACTACATAGAGATTATGATTCAGTTGCACCAGGTAATTGTCATCATTCGGTAATGTATAAACATTTAGAAAATGTAGAATCAGAGTTTATAGTAAACTATAATCCGTGTCAACCATTTTTACAAGTTGATAAATTAAATCATTGTATAAGAGTTTTTAAACAAAGTAGAATGAAGAGTATGATTACAGTCCAAAAAGAAAGAAACTTCTTTTGGGATAAAACTCGTAATCCAATAAACTTTAAACCTAATGATAGATTATCTACAACTGCAGGACCGTGGGTTTATTCCGCTACACACTCTTTAGTATTTTATGAAAAAAATTATATGTTATCTGAATGGGAATTATTTCCAAACACAAAAGATAATCCATTTCCACTTATAACAGATTGGAGTGAAAAAGAATTGTTAGATGTAGATACAGAAACAGATTTTCAAATAGTTCGAGGATACTATGAACAATCTTAAATTTGAACATTATAAAAAATTTAAATCTTTTGATGAAATTAAATTTACTGATTTATTAAAATTAGTACATAAATCAAAGGATATATTACTAAGCGAGGGATGGGAATTAGGACACGAAAATCAAGTTCTTGATGTGATAGATAAAGGGGATAAATACCAATTTACTAAGATACAATTTACATATCCCAAATCAAGAAACTCAGAGGAGAAATTAAACATAACACTTGATATACAACATAAAACTATGTTTAAAGATGCTTACCATAATGGAACATATGCGTTTATTGAAATACCAAATGAACTTTTAAAAAAATATGTAACTCAATTTAATCACAATACAGATACTACAATTTTAAATAAATTTTTAGATGAAGTTGATTGGGATGGTGATTGGTTGGGGTTACGAGATGAGTATGATAAACGATATCCAAAAAAACACAAAACAAATAAACCAGAAGAGTTTTCTTGGAGAGCAAATTTTAGTGTAGAGTGGTTTTTAAGTATCAAAAACGATGGTTTAATAACACCATTATTTAAGTTACAAGAAAATAGCGATATCTTTAATAGAGGTTCACATAGAGCTTGGATGCTTAGTAAATTAGGATACGGATTTCCAATTTTTTTTCCAAGATTTAAGGATAAACTAACATTGAAAATGTGTACATCTTGGTATAAGTGGGGTAGTGATGCATTCTTAAATCATCCATCCACAAACTATTATCTTGAAATAGATTATATTAATAAAGAATTAAATGTTTACGATGAGGATAAAGAAATATTAGACACTTATAAATGTGATTGATATTTATTATTAATGAAATATGTTATAGATATAGATGGCACGATTTGTGAAGAAGTTGGCTCGGTTATTGGAAGAACACCTTACACGCATAGAATCAAGCAAATAAATAAATTATATGATGAAGGTCATACGATTGTATTTTTTACTGCAAGAGGATTAAAAAGTGGTAGAGGTGAGAAACATTACCGACCAATCACAGAACAACAATTAAAAGAGTGGGGAGTGAAGTATCACGAATTGTGGTTTAAAGCACACGATGCAACACACTACATAGATGATAAGGCATTAAGACCAGAGGAGTTTTTTGATGAAGCAGAACTTTAATATTGTAGTACCTATGGCAGGACGAGGTTCAAGATTTACTGAAAATGGTTATACAGATTCAAAACCATTTATAGATGTAAATGGAAAACCAATGATACAAAGAGTAATTGAAAATCTTAATATAGAGTTTGATGACAAGTATGAGTTTGTAATAATTTGTTTAAGGGAAGATTATGATAAGTATGATTTTAGTATCTTTAATGATATCATTGGACACGATAATTGGGATGTGATTTGTTTATCTGATGTTACAGAGGGTGCTGCACAAACTATGTTAAAAGCAAAACCATACATCAATAATGATACACCAATGTTAAGTTTCAATACAGACCAAATGATAGATTATGATATAGATACTTGGAATCACTTTTCACAATACGATGGTGGTATTCCTTGTTTTTGGGGGGATAGTGAGGATTGGAGTTATGCAAAATGTGGTGATGATGGATTTGTAACAGAAGTAGCAGAAAAGAAAGTTATATCAAATGATGCAACTGCAGGATATTATTATTGGAGTGAGGGTAGTGATTTCGTAAAGTATGCAGAACAAATGATTGAAGAGAATAGTAGAACCAATGGAGAGTTCTATGTAGCACCAGTTTACAATTGGGCAATAAAAGATGGTAAAAAAATAGCAATATCACAAGTAGATAAAGTATATGAATTAGGAACACCAGAGTATTTGGAGAATTACCTTAGTGATAAATAAAAAAAGAATTGCAATATGTTTATTTGGTCAAACACGAACATATCAAGTTATAAACGAATTATATAAAAACTTAAATGAAAATCCACATTTAGAAATAGATTTTTTTGTTTCTACTTGGGATGATTTTGAAGATAAGAAACCATTTGATTTTTTCACTACTTCAGAATTTCTTGACCCCAATATTATAGATTTTAGAGATAATACTGATAGGGCATCATATACTATTCACAGAGTAAATTTACTAAAAACTATACACGAAGTCAATAATAATTTTATTTATGATTATGTAATGTGGACAAGGGGTGAGATACATTTTGAAAAAAAATATTTGTTACCATTTTTAAATAAAAAAGCTAATGAGAGTAAGGATTATGAAATAAATACACATAGCGAAATTATTGATGAGGCAGATGGGTTTCCATACTTACCTGCAGATTATTTTTTTATGGGAACTTCATTATCATTTGATTTATATGCTACTGGTTGGAAATCTTATTATAAACGAAATGATAAACCGATGGATATTGGTAGACACGGCGGACACAATTTTCATGCATATGTAATAGATACATTACCATTTGAGTTAGTTGTAGAAAAATTACCACATAGATTTCAATTTAGTAAATTACATAAACGAGAAGTATAGAGTGAACCAAATAACATATGCATATTTAGAAACTACAAACTATTGTAATTTAGCTTGTAGTTTTTGTAATCGAGAGGAAGTAATTGGCCCACTAAAACATATGAGTTTAGAAAATTGGGGTAAGTTACTTGATGGTATAAAACATCATCCTATTGAAGAAGCAAAACTTATGGGAATGGGAGAACCAATGTTACATCCACAATTTGATGAAGTGTGTAGGATGTTCAAAGAAATATTTCCAAATGCAAAACTTATTGTTGCATCAAATTGTCAGTATAATATCAGAGAGGGATTAGAGTTTAGGAGAAAATATCAAGAGTGTATGAAGTATATTGATATGTTGTACTTTTCTATTGATGGTTGGGGTGAAAGTTATGAACGAGATAGAGCACCAGCAAAATGGAATAAGTTAATAAAGTTTTTAAAAGATTTTGAAACAATCAATCGTTATGATTGTGATGTAGTTGTTAATTATGTTGTAAACGCATATAATATAAATGATATTGAAAAGGTAGATAACCTTAGAAAAGAAAATAACTTAGGAATGTTAAGATTAAACATAGCACAAATATGGGATGAAGATGCAAGTATCACTTCCGATGTTGCAACATCAGGTTATACAAAACACCAATTAGATTATTTAAAAAAAAATTGGGGTGGTAGTATAATGGGTAAATCTAAATGGGATTTTCAAGATTGTTTTTGGGTAAAAAATGGGTTATACACAACAGTCGAGGGACATGTCAAAATGTGTTGTTTAAATACTGGTGCAGAACCATTTGGTAATTTATTCACAAACTCGATAGATGAGATTCGAGAGATGGAAGATTATCAAAATGTTAAACAAGGTTGTGAAACAAACAATCCTACATCACATTGTAAAAATTGTTCATATAAAGAACTATCACCAATGTTAAAATACTTGGGGGTGTAATGAAAAAGATATTGATAGGAGTAGGTTGTTCACATACACAAGGTTCTGCGTTTGTAAAACACCACGAATCAATGAGAAAATCTTCACCACGAGATATAGAGTTTGCAAGTAAAGAACTTGAAGAACTATATAAAGATGCACCAAAACTCAGTACAGATTGGATTACAAATAATCTTACTTGGGTTGGTAAGTTAAATAAGTATTTAAAATATGATGAGGTTTTAAATTTTGGTACGGGTGGATGTGGTATAGCACATAATATCAGAAGTATAAAAAATTATATATATAATCAAAAAGATTTATCTAATCATTTGATAATCCATCAATTACCAGCATTTGATAGAGTAGAGGTTAATTTTACCTTTGAAGATGTAGATGGTAATAATATAAAAAAAGTTACTAATTTAAAAGAAGCAGTATTTTATATTTTAGATAAAGATAATCCAGGTAATAAGGGGTCATTAAAATATTCATTTGGGGATAAAACAATAGAGGATGTAAAAAACTTTTTCAATACATTTTATGATAAAGATTATTGTGATTTAAATTTTATATATGAACTTTATTGGTTACAAGAATTAATAGAGGCAAAGGGTGGTACATATAGAGTTTGGTCTTGGTTAGAGTGTACTACAGAAAGAGCATGGCCAAGAGTTAATCTTACAGAATTAAATGATTATGCAAAAATAATGGATTCAGAATATCATAAATCTGATGAGAACCTACATAGTTTACCAAACATTGTAGATATGCTGTATAAAATAAATTTTATTAAATTAGATGAAATGAATCTTACAGGTCTTAGATTGGCAGACCTCGGGTTAGTAAAAGAAGATTATCATCTTGGTGAAGAGGCTAACAATATGTTAGCAAAAAATATTTATAACAATTTAAAACGATATGATTTACAAGAGGAATATGAAAAAACACTTAAATAAAATAGTTAGAAAATTTGATACTACTGATAAATCACGATATAATTATATATTAAATCAAAGTGAAAGAAGTACACATTTACAATTTATAGATTGGAAGAGATTTTTGAAAACAATAAATCAAGAAGATTTTTTTTATTATCCAAATACTTCTACATTTAAAGAAAAAATTTCAAATCATAAATACTTTAATGTAAATGAAGATGAAATATTTTTATGTGCAGGTTCGGATGTGGGAATCAAATCAATATTTGAAACATTTACTGATGGTGGAAGAGTAGTAACTACAGAACCATCATTTCCAATGTTTAAAGTTTATTCGGAATTATATCAATGCGAGTATTTTGGTATTCCATATGAAAAGGATTATACAATATCCGTAGAAAAAATATTATCAAATATAACCAATGATACAGATTTAATTATATTGGCAAATCCAAATAGTCCTATGGGTGAGTATAAATCATTTGATGAAATAATTCCTATTTTAGAACAAGGTGTACCAGTATTAATAGATGAAGCATATGTAGAGTTTACTCACGAAGAAAGTTTTATACAATATATAAATGAATATCCAAATCTAATAGTAACAAGAACATTTTCAAAAGGTTATGCAGCTGCAGGATGTAGGGTTGGGTTGGTAATTTCTAATAAGAAAAATATTGAAATGATTAGTAAATTTAGACAAATGTATGAGATTGCTGGAGTTTCAATGAAATATTGTGAGTTCTTTTTAGATAATCACGGAATCATAGAAGATTATTGGAAAGATGTTGTAGATGAAAAAAGTAGATTATTATATCAATTACGAGGATTAGAAATAATAGATACACGAACTAATTGGATACATTTTAATACAGATGATGATAATAAAAAAACAAGAGAGATATTTGCTAAGCATAAGGTTCTGGTAAAGTGGGGTACAATTCCACACGATAATAGAAAACACTGGTGTAGAATGACAATTCAACCTGGTATTGGTAATGAACCATTTATTCAAGAGTTGATAGATGCGTATTAATAAAGAAAATAGAGAATTTATTGAAGAAATACTTACACGGCAGCGATTCTTTTTTACTGATGAGTTACCTTGGCAGTGGTTTAATTATGAAAATGGTAAATGGTATAAGGATAGGAGTATTCATACACGATGTGAATATTTATTTACAGAACACGGATTTTTTGCTGAAACACTAAAAGAACAAGATTATAATTATATACATCGAGTACAAAAAAATCCTAAAGATGAAAATTGGCAACATCGACAACTAAAATATATAGCAGAAGAATTTATTAATGGTAAAGGTGTTTTTAATAATCCGTTACACATTTCAATAGCCAAAAGAAAAACACAATCTCGTCAAGAAAAAACATATCCATTTCCACACAATGAATATAGAATAATATGTCATCCAGGTCATACAAGATTTAGAACAAGTGTGTTTTTACAACAGAATCCACAGAAAGTAATAATAACGATGAGGCGTGATGGATTTAATGATAAAATAGTAGATGGGATGAGAGAGTTAAAAACACCAGATGATTTTTTAAACTTGTGGAAACCATTACCTTTAGGTTTTGACAATGAATCAACAGAAAATCATTATTTAGAACGAGCAAATGCAGAATTTATATTTAAGGGACAATTAAAATATGATGCACGAGGTATGAAGAATGGAACAAAATACCACGAAGAAAATGAATGTAATGTTTTAAAACTTTGGAAGTTAAGAGATTCGGTAAATAATGATAAAGACCTTAATCACACAACAGATTATATAAAAGAAGTATTTAAAAGACCAACGGATGTATCAAAAATTATATTAGAAAAAACTTTAACAATCTATACCAATAGTGATAAAGATGTTGAATCTATACTTAAACAAAATCGTAAAAATCTTGTTGAAAGTGCAAATATAATTAGAAGTAAAAAAGTAGTAACTGCTATAGAAAGAAATTTGAATTGGATACATTTGATAAATGAATTTAACTTTGTAGTAAAGCATGTTCCAAAAAAACCAAAAAATATTTCTCAGTATAATGGTAATAAAGGATTTGCAATATGGATTGATAATGATAGGGTTAATGATATTACAAGAGAAATATATGAATTTTTATATTATACTCGATGGGATGTTAAATTAGCAGAAACAGAAGATGGTAAGATATCCGTTGTAAATTGTTCTACTTCTAAAACTAAAAAGTGGATTATAAGTGAAAATTTTTTAGATGTAAAACCAATTGACTTAAAAAAAATAGCGAGGTATCAAAATTGAAGAATATATTATTTATTACACCAATAAATCATTTAAGAAGTTTTTATAGTGAAGTTTTTAAAAGGTTTAAATTTTTAGAATTAATGAATCCTACATATGAAGATGTAAAAACACATATAAGAAATTTTGATATATTATTCTGTGCACCAAACTACCAAAAATTTATTGTTGATGAGGAGTTAATCAAGGATTCAAATATAGAATGTATTGTTTCACCATCTACAGGTTTAAATCATATTGATGTTGATTCAGTACCAATCATATCTATTAAGAATGATAAGATTCTTGAATCAATATGGTCTACAGCAGAACATACTTTGTATTTAATTTTATCAATAGTTAGACATACAACACCATCTATAGAATTACAAGATAAAACTTTGGGTATTATCGGTGATGGTAGATTAGGTAAGATGGTTGAGTATTTGTGTCAAAATATATTTAAAAAAGTTATTGTAGTTGATAAGGATTATGGTGATAAGGAAAAATTATTTTTTGAATCGGATATTGTATCCTTGCATGTTGATTTAAATCCATCTACATATCAAATGATAAATAAAAAATATATGCAACAATTTAGAAAAAGTATTTATTTAGTAAATACATCTCGTGGTGAGTTAGTAAATGAGGAAGATATAAATGAACTTTTATTAAAGGATAGAATAAGTGGTTATGCTACAGATGTTTTACAAACAGAATATGTAGAGGAGAAGTCTATATTAGAATCAAATCATAAAGTATTGATAACACCACACATAGCAGGAACATCAATAGAAGCACAAGAAAAAGCATATAATAGAGTATTGGAAAAAATATGAAAACACTAAGTAGTTTTTTAGAAACAACAAAATATGACTGGATAAAAAATGCATTTTCGGATGTGGGTAAATATATAAATGCACTTAAACATATTGAAGAACATACACCAAAATTTATAGTTGAGTATGGTGGTGGACAAAGTACTCTTATGCTTACAGAATTTGTTAACTATTTGGATTATGGTGGGAAAGTTGTTGGTTATGAGTGTGATTCTTATTGGTATAATGACCATATAGAAAATGGTTGGAACAAACACAACAATATAAAACTTGTTGATATTGTAGAGGATATTTATTGGCCAGTGGTTGAAGAACGCCACTATGCCAAAGTTACAGGAGTTAGGTATATTCACCCAATAGAAGATATAGAGGGTGTTGATTTTGTTATAATAGATGGACCAGCTTTAAAAGATTTTAAATCAGAACCAACCACCACATTTAATCTAATGGATATAGTTAATCATATAGGTTATACAATTCCATATTTTATAGATGGTAGGACAGGTGCAAGAAATTTTTATGGAAATGATACAAAATTTCCAAATGTTTTTGGGTTAGATTACGGAACAGATATAGGAGATAGTAAAGAAATATGAAGATAATAGCAGAATTATGTCAAAATCACAATGGTGATATAGATATTGTAAAGGATATGGTTGTAAAAGCCAAATATAGTGGAGCTGATATAGTAAAGATTCAATCAATCAAAGCTAATTCACTTACTAAACGAGAAGAGTATGAATCATTTAGAAAGTATTCAGATGAGTATCAAAGATTATCATCATTAGAATTAAGTATGGATGATGAATTAGAATTTATTCATACCGCAAAGGTTAATAATATTATACCAATGACAACAATATTTAGTCCTAATCATTATGAGTATTACAATAGTTTAGGATATGATTATTTAAAGTTAAGTGGATATTCGATGAGGGCATTTGATTGGGGTAAAAAATTAGATAAATTTAATTTTAAACATTTAGTATTCTCTACATCAAGTTTACATCTACACGATATCGAAAAGTGTATTGAGAATTTACAAGGAGTTGATTTCACAATATTACATTGTGTTTGTTTATATCCAACACCATTTGAAAAATTAAACTTAGCATCAATAGAACATTTAAAAACTCTACACGATAAGATAGGGTTTAGTGACCATTCAGATAATCTATTACCAAGTAAACAAGCAATCTTTCAAGGTATCGATATGTTAGAAAAACATTTTACTATTTTGGATAAAGAAGAAACAAGAGATGGTAAGGTTTCAGTTACACCAGAAGAATTAAAAGAGTTACACAAATTCAGTAACTATACAAAAGATGGTCAGTACTTAGAGTTAAATGGATTTAATGAGGAACAAAGATTTAATCACGAATATTATCAAGGTAGATTTGAATGATACCAGAATATAAATCAGTAAGTTATATATTAGTTTGGGCAGATACTAATACAATGTATAGAAATGATTCTTTAAATTATACTATTAATAAAGAAGTTGATAAAGCATTATTAGACCAAACTATGTATTTGATAGACCAAATATTACAATTAAATCCACACGAAATATTAATTATGGACAATGAGGGTAATTTTCCTACACACAAAAATCCATTAGTTAAAGTGATACCATCATATCAATCAGTTGGATATCTTGATGGGGAACGACCTGAGTGGTTGAATAAAATTAATATAGAAGATTACAAAGAGGATACTGATTTTAATCATGCTAAAAGTTTAGCTATGGCATACAATCACGGATTGACAATAGCAACAGGTGATTACTTTATAATACAACATAATGATACAAGATACTTGTTTGATAATTTTGATAGTTATACACTTATATATGAGTTTATTAGTGAGTTAGAAGATGGAAAGTATGAATATATTACAATTGATAAAAAACCACCAAAGAATACATCACCAGATGGTTATGATTACTTTGCAGATTGTTATTGGTTCTTATGTAGAAAAGATTTTTATTCTAAACATAATATTTGGGTGGATTGGGTTCGAGGTGATAACAATCATTTAGCAACTATTACTTGTAAAGATAAAGAATTAAGATACTTACACCTACCTGGATTTTTTGAAACTGAAGAACATATTCCAGAAGAGTTTAATAGAAAATATTACTTTGGTAGTAAATCAGGTAATTTACATATATTTAGAGATAAACCATTTTTATTACATTTTAAAGGTGGTACGGGTTTACACAGAGTATTGGCAAAAAACAGATGATATTATTAACAAACGGAGATAGTTGGACACAAGGTGATTCACCAGCACAAGATTTAAATTGGAAAGCCACTAAATCATTAGATTGGTATGATATCATTCCAAACTTTGGTAATAATACTAATCCTTGTGATAATAGGATTTTATATAAATTTTATGATAGTGATGTATGGCCAAAAGTATTAGGAAAAAAACTTGGTGTTGAAACTTGGAATGCTGGTAGGTTGGGTGATAGTAATGATAGGATATTTAGAACTACAATTAGTTCTATTGAGTATTTAGAATCACTTGGTAAAAAAGATTTTTTTGTTGTGATAGGATTAACATCTATGTTTAGATATGAAACTTGGAACGATGTTGGTATTAAAGAAAATGAAAAGAAATTAAAAGGTAAGTGGATAAATGCACGAATATCACCAAAAGAATATTTAGATTTTGCAAAAGAATCCTTAGTACATAGACTTTGTTTAAATATAATAAATCTTCAAAACTTTTTAAAGGTAAGAAATATACCATATTTAATATTTAATTGTTTTGATGATTTTGATGAGGATATTCGAGAAGATTCTTTTTTTAAGTATATTGATTTAGATTATATTTATAATAAAGACTTTAAATCACATTTTAGACTTGGTGTAGAAAATGAATTTAATACAGATTGGAGTAATACTGATGATTATTTTCGAACAAATCATCCAACGGATAAAAGCCATATATGGTGGGGATTAAAGTTAACAAAATACATAAGGGAAAATTATGAAAATTTTAAATAAAATTAAAGGGTTTTATTATAAGTTAATTACAGAATATAAATTCCGTAAAAAACTAAAAGAAATAAAAAAACGCGACCCATTTATTTACAAATGAACGAAAAAGAGTTCTTCGAAGTTTTATATCCAAAAACAAATAAGTATATCAATTCAAAAAAAGTTGATATCGAAATCATACATCCATTAGAATATTGGGATAAACCAAGAACAAAACAAGAAGGGCCAGTTTGTGAGTGTGTGGGTGAGAATACAAACAAAGCATTGTTTGAGTATTTTATGAAATTAATTAAACAAGGTATTGAATTACCTATATATCTTAATAGTAAAAATCAGATAATGGATGGGTGGCATAGGTTTCACGCATACTATTATTTGGGTAATACTATGATTCCATTTTATCGTAATAAATTAACAAGAAATCACGGATTTTGTTGGAAAAAAGGTTTAGAAGGTCGTAGAAGATTGCGTACTAAAACTTGGTAGTTTTATATTTATAAGTGTAACATTACATACACATTGGAGTTTTTAATGATTAAATTAATGGATTTACTAAAAGAGGGTGTACAAGATAAAGGTATATTCAAAGCCGTATTTCTTGCAGGTGGACCTGGGAGTGGTAAAACTTATGCTGCCAAACAAATATTTGGTATACCTGATAGATTTAATATATCTATGAGTGGTATGAAGATGGTTAACTCGGATAAAGAGCTAAAGTTTTTATTAAATAAATTTGGATTTGGTACTGATTTAGATAAAATGCCTGATGAAGTATTTTTAAACTTAACAGGTGATGGGCCAGATGCAAGTGGATTAAGAAAGTTTTCAAAATCACTTACCAAACAAAGAATGAAATTATATCAACAAGGTAAGTTGGGTATGATAATAGATGGTACAGGCCACGATTTTGCTAAAATACAAAAAATGAAATCTGAGTTAGAAGCAGATGGATATGATACTTATATGTGTATGGTGAATACATCATTAGAGGTGGCACAAAAAAGAAATCAAGAAAGAGATAGAATACTACCACCAGATTTATTAGAGAAGAGTTGGAAAGATGTACAGAAAAATCTTGGTGCATTTCAATCATTATTTAAAAATAATTTCGTGATAGTTGATAATTCAAAACATCTATCCGATGAAGAAGCGGAGGCAAAATTTGTTCCATTGGTTACTAAAGTTGTTAGAAAGTTTGTTGCTAAACCTATCAAAAACAAACTTGGAAAAAAGTGGGTTGAAAAACAAAAACTACTTAATAGGAGAAAATAAAATGTTAACAACATTCGATGAGATTATAGAAGTAACACTACACCACGAAGGCGGATATGTTCACGACCCAAGTGATTTAGGTGGTGAAACAAACTTCGGTATAGCAAAAAGATTTTATCCAGATGTAGATATTAAGAACCTTGATAAAGAGGGTGCTAAAGAAATCTATAAAAAAGATTATTGGGATAAAAATAAGGTAGATGATTTATCAGATGATTTAAAACATATCTTTTTTGATATGTGTGTGAATCAAGGTAGAGGAACTGCCGTAAAGATTTTACAACGAGCGTGTAATGCAAAGGGTGCTGATTTAGCTATTGATGGTGGATTTGGACCTGGTACAAAAAGTGCAGTAGATACATATAAACCATCACTTGGTAGAGTTCGTTGTTATAGATTAAAACATTATTATGATTTAGTAAATAGAAAACCAGAACAAGAACGCTTTTTGTATGGTTGGTTTAAACGAGCATTATCAGTATAGGAGATAAGAAATGTCAGCATTAGGAATAAAAACAATGAGTGGAAGTTTCGTAAGTAGAACCGCAGGTTCATACTCTACTTCTGCAAAATTTAAACAAATAGAAACTGTCACGGCGGATACAGATTTTTACGCAACAGGTTCATTTGCAGGTTCAAAAGGATTCATAGTCCAAACTGCAGGAAATTCAGTAATAACACCAATTCAAGGTGATAGTATTGCTGCATCAGCAGTAACTGCAAAAACACTATATGAGATTGGTGTGAACAGAGTTAGTGGTAGTGGATTAATTAGTCTACTTTATTAAAAATGGCAGGAGATTGCTATCAAGCCAATGGTAATTTTATCATTGAAAAAATGGATGACAAACAATTTAAGTTGTGTCACGGAGTTGCTTTGTTAGCAAGTGATAAGAAACCTTATGGTCATTGTTGGATAGAGAAAGGAAGTATGGTAATGGATTTTTCTAATGGAAAAAAACTGGCATTACAAAAGAAAAAATATTACGAATTAGGTGGAATACCCGTAAAGGGATATCCAGTCTATAAATATACAGGTAGAGAAGCGGCAACACAAATGGTAAAATTAGGACATTGGGGACCTTGGGAATCCAAACCACCGAGATAAATTATGAGAACATTTCACATAGATGAACCAAGAGAAATTGGAAAAAAGAAAGATAGATTATCATCAAGAGAAAAGATGATGGTTAAGAATGATATATTAGAACGATTAGCACACGAGAATACTTGTGTTAATTGTGGTGATATTGTTAATGAAGATTTAAGAAAATGGTTTAAAGATAAATGGGTAAACATCGGTAAAAAGAAAAAAGGCGGTGGACACCCACCTTGTGGTACGAGTGGTAAAAAAAGGGGATATGCAAAATGTGTTCCTAAAAGTAAAGCTGCTAGTATGAGTAAGAAAGATAAAAAAAGTGCAACTCGTAGAAAAAGAGCAGCACAAAACAAAGCAAATCGTGGTGGAACTGATTCCACGAGGGGTGGTGGTAAAAAACCAATCAATGTAAAAACGAAAGCGGAGAACATAATGAAGTTAGAAGAATTAGTAGGAAAAAGAATCACAGAAGCTCAATTTGATGAGGCTGCTGGTGAAAAGGATGCGTGTTATCATAAAGTAAAATCTCGTTATGATGTATGGCCTTCCGCTTACGCTAGTGGTGCATTGGTAAAATGTAGAAAAGTTGGTGCAAAGAATTGGGGTAACAAATCTAAGAAAGAAAATGTAAAAGAAACTAAGGTTTGGAGTCTTGATGAAAAGTGTTGGAAAGGATATGAGAAAAAAGGAACAAAGAAAATGTTTGGTAAAACATATCCTAATTGTGTAAAGAAAGAGGGTGTTCAAACTAATGTTTGGTTAGGTGAAAACGAACTCTATTACGAATCCAATACAGGTGAATCTGGTGGATACACATTTGAATTTATTGATAATAATAATTTACAAGAAGCAGAATATCAAGGAAGAAAAGTAAAACTTGGTAAGATTATGCAAGGTGATGTTAAAAAGTTTAAAGTATATGTTAACAATCCAAAAGGAAATGTTGTTAAAGTAAACTTCGGACAGGGTGGAGATGCTAAGGGTGGAACTATGAGAATTAGAAAATCCAATCCTAAAGCTCGTAAATCATTTAGAGCAAGACATAATTGTGATAGTCCAGGTCCAAGACATAAAGCTCGTTACTGGTCGTGTAGGAAGTGGTAGAGTGTCTCTTCTAACAGAATGGCTAATTAAACCACTAACAGAAGATGTAAAGTTACCAATAGAAGTAGGTGATACTGTCTTGATGGGTAGGTTTAAAAATAAAAAAGTTACTGTCAAGAGTATTGATTATAACGAAAAGGGTGATTTATTAATCAATGGTAGACCTGCATTAAAATTCAGATTAACTAAACAAAATGGTAAGAAACTATTACCACAGAAAACTACAGATAAGGGTTCAGTTGCAAAAGACCCAGATATGAGAGGTGCAGAATTTAAAGGTATTCGTGCTAATAAAAAAGAAAATGTTAATGAAAATAAAATAACCATTAATGTACCTGGTGATATAAAAGGGTTACATCGTCTATTCAAGAAAAACAAAAAACAATTATACATAGTGGGTGGTGCAGTTCGTGATGCAATACTTGGTAAGAAACCAAAAGATTTTGATTTAGCTACAGATGCAAAACCAGATGAAGTATTGAAGATTGCAAAGAGTGGTGGATTCAAAACATATGAGGTTGGTAAATCATTTGGAGTAGTGGTTGTGGGTGGACACGAGATTGCAACATTCAGAAAAGATATTGGTAAAGGTCGTAGACCAGATGCAGTTGATTTCTCTGATATACAAGGTGATGTCAAACGAAGAGATTTAACTATTAATGCTATGTTCTATGATATAGGAAGTAATGAAGTTGTAGATTTGACTGGTGGATTAAAAGATTTAAAAGCAAAAATAATAAAAACAGTCGGTAATCCTAATCGTAGGTTTGACGAAGACCCATTAAGAAAATTAAGAGCACTAAGATTTCAGGCAGTTGTTGGTGGTAAGATGGATAAAGAAACAGAAATGGCTTTATTAAAGAATCCAAGTTTAAAGGGTGTTAGTTTTGAAAGAATTAGAGAAGAGTTTGTAAAGGGAATTGAAAAGGGAAAATCACCTAAATTATTTATGGAAGCTTGTGATAAGTTTGGATTTACAAAACAAATATTTCCCAAGTTAAATATAGCAAAACCTTATCCACAAGTCAAGGATTATGTTTTATTTATTGCATCTATTTTAAGAAACAATAAAGTACAAAAATTAGGTAAACAATTAAACGCATTAAAGTATAGTGCAAAAGATGCTAATAATATTCAGTTTTTAGTTTATTTAAAAAACTTTAAACCAGAAAACATTTATATGATAAAGAAGGCACAAGATAAAACCACACTAACACCAAGACAAATTGTTGTGTGGGGTGGAATGATTGGTAAAGATTTTAGAAAACTTGCTACATTTAAATTAAGTGTGAAGGCAGGTGGTGATGAATTTATAGGATTAAAAGGTAAAGAGATTGGTGATAAGATAAAAGAATTAGAGAAGAAAAAATTCTTAAATGAAATGATTCCATCACCAAGTAGAAAGGGTATTAATAAAAACAAAACTGATAGAATGAGTGGATATAAAAAAGTAGAGGAAATAGCAGTTCGTAAGAAACCTAAAACATTCAGAGATATTTATAATTCAATTCCAATAGATTTAAAGAAACGAGTTATGAACCTTAAAAACTTTGACCAACGAAGAGATGCTCATCCAGAGGGTAATGTTTTAAAACATACCATTGCTGTAACTAACAGAGCATTAAAAACAGGTGATATAGATTTTGCTCTATCAGCATTGTTTCACGATATAGGAAAAGATTCAACCGCAAAGATACATCCAAAGAAAGGTTTCTGGACACATTATGGACACGAGAAGGTTTCTGCTAAACTTGTATTGAAACACAAGAAGTGGATACAATCATTGGGTGGTGATGTTGATGATATACATTACATAGTAAAGAATCATATGAGAATGAAAGTATTTGATAAGATGAGATGGCATAAACAAGATAAGATGAGGAAAGATAAAGCATTTGGTAAGTTACAAAAATTTACTACATTCGATAAAGGTGGTAGGGGTATAAGTGATGGTAAAATAAATAAAAAAACACTTGACTCTTATATGGAAAATGTCGTATATTCTATCATAGAAGATGGGGATTTTGCAATCAATTTGAACGAGAATAAGATTAAAAAAGTAATAGGTATTTATGGTGGAAGATTTCAACCATATGGTCCACATCATCACAAAACATTTAAATGGTTACAATCTAAAGTTGATGATGCATATATTACTACATCTGATATAAAGAAACCACCAAGACACCCAATGAACTTTCAAGAGAAAGCAAGACATATGGCAAAGATGGGTGTACCAAAAAATAAAATTAGAAAAGAAAAAGTACCTTTAGTTTCAAAAGAGTTACTTAAAAAGTTTGACCCAAAAACTACCGCAGTTGTTTATATCTTTGGAGCAAAAGATGCTGGTAGATTAAGTGGTGGTAAAAAGAAAGATGGTTCACCTGGATACTTTCAAGATTACAAAAAGAATATACGAAACATAAAGGGGTACGAAGAACACGGATACTTTTTAGTTGCACCGCATGTAAGTATGAAAATCGGTAGTAATGAGGTATCAGGTACTACTATGAGAAATATATTAGGTTCACCTAAGATTAAAGATGAGGATAGACCTAAAGTATTTAAAAAGTTATTTGGATACTACGATAAGGGTTTATATAATATGATGACTAATAAATTCAAAAAGTTATTTGAATTTTATAATCAATCATCAGTAAAAAATATATTAAAAGAAGTAAGTGCACTTGGAGATACTGTCACACCAAGTGATTTGGATGATGAGGGATTATATGATTTCTTTAATTCATTCGGAGATTATAAAAGAATATCACCAAAACACGCAGAAATATTAGGATGGGAAGTAGTAGGTGACATAATTGGTAAAAATGCAAAAGACCCAGGTTTTGATTTCACCACATCAACGATAAGTAGAGTAGATACAGTCACATTTGGTAAAACGATAAATCAAAATACATCTAATACTGATAGTGTGAGTAATCCATTTCCAAAATACCAAAAGTATATGAAAGGTATTGTTGATAAGATGGGGTGGGAAATTGTAAAGTTCTTTGGTAGTAATAAACATAATAAAGGATTTGATGATTCACCTATACACGATATGGGAACTGCAACTGCAGGTAAAAAGAATACAGAGAAACCAGAGGACCCTAAAAAATTAAAAGATTTTCACGAAATAATTGATATAACAGAACAAACAAAGGAGTTATTACTTATGGGAGGAGCATATGGACATATGAGTCATCCTTTTGATGATAATAATCTTACATTTTCAGACTTGAAACAGATAGTTATTAATGGCTTGGGAGGCAAGTTAGACAGAGAAGATGGAGTTACAGAAAAACTTGATGGACAGAATCTAATGGTAAGTTGGATTGATGGGAAGTTAAGAGCAGCTCGTAACAAAGGACATATAAAGAACTTTGGAAAAACTGCACCAACCACGAATGGAATAAAATCTATGTTTAGTGGTAGGGGTAATATAGAAAAAGCCTTTGTAGGTGCGATGAAAGATTTAGAGAAATCTATAGGTAGTTTAAATGATAAACAAAAAGATAAAGTTTTCGGTAATGGAAAACGATGGATGAATTTAGAGGTTATGTATCCAGCAACAGCAAATGTAGTAGATTACGATGTAGCAGAAATAGTGTTTCACGGAACATTAGAGTATGATGAGAGTGGTAGACCAGTTGGTCAACCTAAAGATAGTGCTCGTATGTTGGCAGGTATGATTAAACAAACAAACAACCATATACAAAAAATGTTCAAGATTGGTAAACCAAATTTTTTAAGTGTACCTAAACATCAAGATTTTGGAAAGATGAAAAATAAATATTTAGGACAATTAAAAAAACTACAATCACAATATGGATTAAGTGATAAGGATACATTAGGTGAATATCACGAATCATATTGGAGAGAGTATGTATTCAATGCATCAAAACAATTTGGTGTAAAATTAAAACCAGCACAATTTGCTAAATTAATTAGAAGATGGGCATACTTTGATAAAGGATATAAAATACCAGAAATTAAAAAAGATTATAAAGACCATCCTAAATTTTTAGATTGGATAACATCTACAGATAAACAAGACCATACTAAGATATTTAAACAAAATATAAAACCATTTGAGATATTGTTCTTCTCAGTAGGTGCAGAAATACTCAAAAATATAAGTGGGTATATGGCAGTTAATCCAAATAAAACAATTCAGAAGATGAGAAAAGAAATGATTAGTGCAATGAAAGATTTGCAAAAACCAGATAAAATAGAAAAACTAAAAAAGTTAAAAATACAAATTGAAAAACTACAGAAGATTGGTGGTTTAGATGCAATAGTACCAAGTGAGGGTATAGTGTTTAAGTATAAAGGAAACACATATAAGTTTACAGGTGCATTTGCTCCAATCAATCAAATACTTGGTAGTATAAAATTTGGATAAGGAGTTATAATGGCAAGTAAATCTAAAGATATGGAAAGACAAAATAAAGCATTAGCTGATTTGATGTCTGGAAAAGAATATGTTAAAGACTATGTTCAAGTAGGATACGAGGGTAAACAAGAAAATCTTGGTGGAAAAACAAGAGAATCTAATTTAAGTAAAGTAATGCAATCAGCAAGAATGCCTTGGTTTTGTCCAACTTGTAAAAAAGCTATGAAGAAAAAACTTGATGATAAGTTTTGGAGAACTAAAGGACATTGTTTTGATTGTCAAATTGAGTTTGAAAACAAACTTAGAGTGAAAGGTGAATTTGAAAACTATGCAAGGACACTTGAGATAGAGAATAGAAAGTCCTATGTAAAAGATTTAAAACAATCTCTTGTGGAATTTGAATCTACAGATGGTAAGGCAACATTTTTTAATTCAGTAGGTGTACAAGATATCGAACTTGAAAAAGAAAAGTGGGATATGGGACAGGAAAAATTTGAAACAATGGTTAAAGAAGCAAAAGAACATATAGATAAAATAGAAAAGGCTATAGATGAAGAGCAAAAAGAACTTGATTCTGCCAGAGCAGATAGTACTTGATTTGATGGCATTAACTTCACGATTGGGTGAGATTGCCGTAGATTATAATAACAAAATTGGTGGTGAAGAAACTAATTCATTAGTAAATCTTTACACGAGGGTAGTAAAAAAACTTATGAGTTTAGAATATGAAGATGTACGACATAAAGAAAAGTTTAATACATTTTCACTTGATGAACTCTTAGATAGTGCAGGAATAGATAAACCTAACAAGGGAGAAGAATAATGATAGGTGGAATACTCAATTTTATATTGGGACTTTTTGGTGGAAAGAAAAAAGAAGAAATCAAAAAGTTAGATAAAGCAGTAGAAGTAAAAGAAAAAGAAGTAAAAGCTCTTGAAAAAGAGGTTGAGGTTCTTGAAAAGAAGAAAAAAGTTAACAAGAAAGAAGTTGGTAATCTTAAACGAAAAGTAACTAATACTAAAAAACAAATAATAAAAGCTAAAGAAGCATCAGATGTACAAGATGTTGATGAAGCATTAAAATATTTGAAGAAATTTAGTAAGTAACACATATTTATATATATGAAATATATTATATACATATTATTTTTGTTTAGTGTTCTTCTTGGTCAAACTGCAGAAGAAACCATAACTTTACCTAAAGTAGATGTAGTTGAGTGGGCAAATAAATTACAAGGGTTTGAAAAAGCCGATAGTTTATCTACAATTCTTATATCTGATTTAGAGAAGTCTATAATTTTGTTAGAAGAGAATGCATATATGGATTCTTTAATAATAGAAAAACGAGAACTTCAAATTTCGTTACTAAAGGATACAAATGAACTGATGGAACAGAAAGTTAAACTTGTTAAACCTAAGTGGCATGAAAATAAATGGTTATGGTTTGTTTATGGTGTAGGTGCTACAGCAATTTCAGTTAACCTTGCAGGACAGATAACAAACTAATGGCAGAACAAATAAAAGATGTAATTAAACAAGAGTACATTAGGTGTGCAAAAGACCCAGTTTACTTTTTGATGAAGTATTGTATGATACAACATCCAATCAGAGGTAAGATACCATTTGAATTGTATCAGTTTCAACAAGATACTGTCAGAGAGTTTGTAGACAATAGGTTTAATGTAATCTTAAAAGCTCGACAATTGGGTATCAGTACATTAACTGCTGGTTACTCATTATGGTTGATGACATTTTTTCAAGATAAGAATATTCTTGTTATTGCTACCAAACAAGATACTGCTAAGAACCTTGTAACAAAAGTTCGTGTTATGCATGCAAACTTACCTTCGTGGTTGAAACAAAGATGTGTTGAGGATAACAAATTGAACCTTAGATACACCAATGGTTCACAAATAAAAGCAAGTGCAAGTGGACCAGAAGCCGCTCGTTCCGAAGCATTATCATTATTGATATTAGATGAGGCTGCGTTTATTGATAAGATAGATGAGATATGGACTGCATCACAACAAACACTTACAACAGGTGGTAGTTGTATTGCGTTATCAACACCTAACGGAGTTGGTAATTGGTTTCATAGAACTTGGGTAGATGCAGAAGAGGGTAGAGGATTATTTAATGATATCAAACTTCATTGGACTGTACATCCAGATAGAGAACAAGACTGGAGAGATGAGCAAAATACCTTATTAGGATTACAAGGTGCAGCACAAGAATGTGATTGTGATTTTATTACTTCTGGTACTTCAGTTATTGATGGTGTATTATTAGAGAAGATGAAAACAGATGTATGTCAAGACCCAATTGAAAAGAGAGGTATGGATGGTAACTTATGGATATGGCAACCACCAAACTATACACGAGATTATATAGTATGTGCTGATGTTGGTAGAGGTGATGGTAAAGATTATAGTGCATTTCATGTCATTGATGTGGAGAATGTAGAACAAGTTGCAGAGTACAAAGGTAGGATGAGTACTAAAGATTTTGGTAATATGTTAGTGAGTATTTCAACAGAATATAATGATGCTTTACTAATTATAGAAAACAATAACATTGGTTGGGCAACAATCCAACAAGTAATAGATAGGGATTATCCTAATCTATTTTATACAAGCAAAGATTTAAAATATGTTGATATGGCACATCAGATGACTAATCGATATAAACAACAAGATAAGAATATGGTGGCTGGATTCAGTACCACTATGAGAACTCGACCTTTGATTATTGCAAAGTTAGAGGAATATTTTAGGAACGAAGAAGTAGTAGTTCGTTCAAACCGATTGGTAGATGAATTATTTACATTTATTTACCATAATAACAGAGCAGAGGCAATGACTGGATACAATGATGATTTAGTTATGTCGTTTGCTATAGGATTATGGGTTCGTGATACAGCATTAAGATTACGAACTGAGGGTATAGAATTAGTAAAGAAGTCCCTTAATAGTATGTTAGATACTGATGGACTTTATACACCCAGCGAAAATAAAAATGATAGTTGGGAAATGGAAATTGGAAGAAACAAAGAAAAAGAGGGCTTAGAATGGCTCTTATAAGCGAGGTAAAAAATGGCTGATAAAACATTATTTGGTAGATTAAGACGATTATTTAGTACTAATGTAATCGTAAGAAATGTAGGTGGTAAGAAATTAAAAGTTGCCGATACAGACCAAGTACAAAAACAAGTAAAATCACATCTTGTAGATAGATATTCTAAACTACATAGTGGGTTGGAAATGAATAATACTGGTTATTCTTCATATGCACAACTACAAGCTGCAAGGACTGGATTGTTTAAGGATTATGAATCAATGGAGAGTGATTCTATAATTGCATCTGCACTTGATATCTATTCAGATGAATCAACAATGAAAAATCCATATGGTGAAGTATTAGAAGTACAGAGTGATGATAATAATATAAAAGAAATTCTACATAACTTATTTTATGATATTATGAATATAGAGTTTAATCTTTGGCCTTGGATAAGAAACTTAACCAAGTATGGAGATTTTTTCTTGTACTTAGATGTACAAGATAAGTTCGGTATTACAAATGTAGTTCCTTTATCACCTTATGAGTTAATTCGTTCAGAGGGAGAGAATCCAGAAAATCCATATTATACTAAATTTTATTTAGAAGCAATGGAAAATGCACATCCTTACTTTGCTAGAAGTAGTAAAAACCAAAAGATTGAATTTGAAAACTTTCAAGTTGCTCATTTTAGATTAGCTAATGATAGTAATCTATTACCTTATGGTAAATCAATGTTAGAAAGTGCTCGTAAAGTATGGAAACAGATTACATTGATGGAAGATGCTATGTTAATCCATAGAATTATGAGAGCACCAGAAAAGAGAGTATTCAAGATTGATATCGGAAATATTCCACCAAACGAAGTTGATAATTATATGCAAAGAATTATTAACAAGATGAAGAAAACACCATTCATTGATGAGAACACTGGTGATTATAACTTGAAGTTCAACATACAGAACTTAACAGAGGATTTCTTCTTGCCAGTTCGTGGTGGGGATAGTGGTACACAGATAGAGAATATGCCTGGTATGCAATATGAAACCACAGAGGATATAGAATATTTGAAGAATCGTATGCTAGCAGCATTGCATGTTCCAAAAGCATTCTTAGGATATGAGGAATCACTTGGAAGTAAAGCAACATTGGCTGCAGAAGATGTAAGGTTTGCTAGAACGATTGAAAGAATACAAAGAATCGTAGTTAGTGAATTAACAAAGATTGCAGTTGTTCATTTATATTCACAAGGATATACAGATGCACAATTAGTAAACTTTGAATTGAAGTTAACTAATCCATCTACAATCTATGAACAAGAAAAAATTGAATTATGGAGTAACAAAGTTAACCTTGCTCGTGATATGAAAGATAATTCATTATTACCAAGTGATTGGATTTATAAAAATGTGTTTAACTTTTCAGATGACCAAATTAAAAACCTTGAAAAAGGATTGGTTGATGACCAAAAAGAGAAGTTTAGATATTCTCAGATTGAAATGGAGGGTAATGACCCACAAGAAAGTGGAGAAGCAGTTGGAACACCAAGTGATATGGCAACCGCAGACCCAGAACAAGATGGAGACCCAACACCAGCAGGTTCAGTATTTGACCAAGAAGAAGTTGCAGATGGTGTAGGTAGACCAAAAGAAGTACCGAGTTATGGTAAAGATGGTAGTGCTCGTGATAGAGACCCACTCGGTAAACATAATAAACAAATGGCTTTAGCCCATTATGATGCGTTAAAAAAATCATTTGGAAGTAAAGCAAAAGAAATCCTTAGTGAGACTAGGGAAATAGATGAATTAAATAAGGAATATAAAGAATTTACGGACGATAAATAATTATTATTTGAAGTTTTTATATTTATATATGGTACGAATATTTAACAATGGAGTGTTTGATGTCAAGCAATAAAAAGCATAGTAAAATAAAAAATACAGGTATATTATTCGAACTTTTAACGAGACAGATTACTGTCGATGTGTTAAATAGTTCAAATGAATCATCTGCAATTAAAATTCTTAAAGAATTTTTCAATCCTAAGACAGAACTTGGGAAAGAATATGAACTTTATAAGATACTTTTAGAAAAAAAGTATGGAAAAAGTGAACAAGCTAATATATTAATAGAAGCTGTAACAAAAAATCGTAGAAGATTATCTAATCGTAGATTAAAAAACGAAAAGTATAATTTAATTAAAACGATTAAAGAAAATTATTCAGTAGTTGATTTCTTCAACACAAAAATACCAAATTATAAAGTTTTGGCATCAATTTATAATGTATTTGAAATGGAATCATCTAAAGAAAAGATTACACCAGTTGAGGAAACTGATAGTAAAGTTACTATTATTGAAAATATTTGTACCGAACAAAAAAATAAACCAAAGAAAAAATCTATTGTGGAATCACAAGAAAAAGATTTGCGTTTACTAACTTATCAATTATTAGTTGATAAATTTAATAAAAAATATAGTAATCTAAATGAAAGTCAAAGAAATTTATTGAGAGAATACATAAACAATCTTTCAAATACTAATTCTCTTAGAGAGTTCATCGATACTGAAGTTATAAAAGTTAAAAAAATCTTAAAAGCTCACTTAAATAAAGTGAATGATAAGATAACTAAAATAAAATTAAGTGAAGCAATCACACATACAGAAAATTCTACTACTGGTAAGTTTGTAAAAGATTCGCATGTTGTTTCATTGATGAGGTATTACGAGCTTATTAAGGAGTTAGATAATGTCCACAAAATTAAATAAAAACCAATTTATAGAAGCTCTTCGAAAACTTATAAGAAAAGAAATAGAAGAGGCATCAACAACTGCTTCAGCAGGTGGTAACCAAGGTCAAGGTATCCATTATGATACACCAAAAGCATTTGCTAGTGGTTCAGACGAGGGTAAAGGTCATCCAACAGATGGAGAAGTAGGTGGATATACAAAGGCAGAACAAGTAAATGAAGTAATGTTTGCGGTTAAGATTAGTAAAGATGGTAGTGAATTACAAACTATCGTTGGTGCATCATCTAAAGGACAAGCTAAAACAAAAGTTGCTAGAATGTTAAAAGGTGGAATGAAAGATATCATTGGTGTATCAAGAATACAACCAGCATTTGGTAAACAAATTGATAAAAAAATTGAAAATGTAAGTGAAGGTCGTTATCATCAATATCGTAATGATGATTCTTTAACTGCAAAACAAAAGATTGGTCATTCAATGAGAGAGGTTAGGGATAAACTAACTGAATTAAGTAAACTTATTGATATGAATGTTAAATTAAAGAATGAGTTAAGTGTTGATTCAAAATCATATTGGAAGAACACACATAAAGCAATGAGTAAAATATCAGAACGATTAGTAAAACTCGCTAATAAAGTAGGGAAACTGCAATGAACGATAAATATTTAAAAGAATCAATGGATATACTAAATAGAAAATTTGGTGAACCATTACCAACACTTGAGGATACTACAAAAGCTTATCAAGAGATAAAGTTTGGTTCAAAAGCACAATATGATAAGTATAAGAAACAACACAAAATTAGACCTGGTACTGAAATTGATATTGATGGTAAAAAATCTAAAGAAAAAGGTGATGTAAAAGATGTAAAACCAGATAAAAAAATTGATAAACAAACATCTAAAGCAGCAGATGATGCAAATGAAAAAATGGCAATGGCAGATGTACCAAATATTCGTATTCAACAAATTACAAATGCAGACGTAGATGTTATCAAACCAGACCATATAGCTAAAACACATAAAGCTTTGAAAAAAGCTGGTAGTAATAAAGCTGATAAATTTAAAGAATTGGGTGATGCATATGCACAAGCAGAAAAGGATAGAACTAAAGAATATCGTAAATATTATAAAAAGGACGAACCAAACGATTCTGAAGCTAATAAAAAAGCAAGAAAAGCATTTGAAGATGGTGATGACAAAGTATCAAAATTAGGTTCTGAAATGCAAAAACTTTTGGGTAAAAAAGATTTGAACAAAAGAGTAAAAGAAAATAATGTAGCACTTACTGAAAACCCAATAGTTGCAGCGACTGTAATGCATATGACAAAGATGAATATGAAAAACCCTAAAACTGGTAGAACTATTAAAGCAATCACACCATTAAAAAATAAAGAACACCCATTACATAAGAAATCAAAGGGTATTTTTGATAAGATTAAAGATGCTATGAAAAAGAAAAAGAAAGTAGAACCTAAAAAACAATCTAAATCAGATGCTGATTTCTATAAAAAACAATTCACTGGTGAAGTAACAGAGGGACCAGATGATAAAAGGTCTGCAAGAAGAGTATTATCAAAGATTGCTAAAACGGAAACAAAATTTAGAAAAGAAATGTATGAATTAGAACAAGCATTTCTACAAGACCCACGAACTGAAAATAAACAAGCAGCAAAAGACATAAAGAAAGCATATAAAGATGGGGTAACAAAGTTTATGAGAGATTCAGTTAAACTGATTAAAGGGATGAAATAAAATGAAAAACTTAATTGTAGATTATATACCTTTTGAGATATCAAGAAACCAAATTCAAGAATCAATTAAAGAGAATGATGGTAAATTGGTAGTTAAAGGTGTATTACAAAGAGCAGATGCAAAGAATCAAAATGGAAGAGTATATCCAATGGAGATTCTAACAAGAGAAGCAAAGAATTATGACGATGGATTTATTAAACAGAAAAGAGCATTAGGTGAACTTGACCATCCAGATTCATCAGTAGTTAATCTACAAAATGTATCTCACAACATTACAGAGATGCACTTTGAGGGTGATAGTTTAGTTGGGACAGTAGAAATCTTAACAACACCAAGTGGAAACATTTTAAGAGAGTTATTTAAGAATGGTATCAAGTTAGGTATCAGTTCTCGTGGTATGGGTTCAGTTGAGGCAGTACAAGAAGCAGATAGTAAAACACCAGTGATGAAAGTTGGACAGGATTTTGAATTAATCGCATTTGATTTCGTATCAAATCCATCAACACACGGAGCTTTTTTACATCCAGTCAATGAGGGTGTATCACAACCACAAACACAAGGTAGAACTTGTGGTACTTATTGTAAAGCAGAAGATATAATTAACAAAATTATAAGAGGAGAGTAAGATGCCTGGATTAGAAGAAATGCCAATACCAGATAATGGTAAAATAGAACAACCTAGCTATACAGAATTAGCAGATGGTGCAGATGCAGTAACACCACAAACGGGTAAAAAGGGATTAGATACATTTGCTATACCAGATAATGGTAAAGCTAATACAACATTTGGAGATGGAACTGCAGGTTCTAATCCAAACCCAATTGGTGGCTAATGCCTTCCAAATCAAAAGCCCAACAAAAATTTATGGGAATAGTTCACGCCTTTAATAAGGGTGAATTAAAAAGTTCAGAGGTTAGTAAACAAGTAAAAGATGTTGCTAAATCTATGAAGAAGAAAGATACAAAAGATTTTGCAAAAACAAAACACAAGGGATTACCTAATAAAGTGACACAAGAATGGTTAAAGAAAACAATTAGAGAACTCGTAGATGAAGAGTTAAACCTTGAGGGTACTTGTGGGTATGGTGAAGATGGTGTCTTAGGTGATGAACCTGCTGGTCCACATTTGTTGAAGAAAAAGAAAAACGAAAGTGCATCTGAAAAGAAAAAAATTCACGCATTAATGGTTAAACGAGGTGATAATCCTAAAGATGCTCAAGATTCTTTAGATAAAGTTTATGATTTTATAAAGAAAGCATATAGAAGAGCATCAGTTGCAAAGAAAGCAGAAATCGTTTCATCATTATCTAAATACGAATCTAAACAATTTAAAAAAGTAGTTGTATCAGAGGGTGTAAGAGCAACAAAAGCTTATAATCAATTCCAAAAATCTCGTATTAATTTCTTAGAGAGATGGGGTAAACTTAAAAAACAATTAAATACTTTAAAAACTGAATCACCTAATGATGAATATTTAAGATTAGAAAAACAATTATATAAATTTGAAACTTCATTCATAGAAAATTCAGCTAAGATGATGGGTTCTCTTTCAAAGATATCAAAGAGTAATTTAACGGAAAGTTATACTTCTAATATGATGAGAGATATTCGTAAAGGTGGAACTGCAGGACCTTGGACTATTATTGTAAGTAAAAACAATAGTATAAAGAGAACCACTATGGTGAAAAATTTAAAAGAAATCCCAGCATATATGAGTGATATAAAGAAAAAATTTCCAAATCATAAGATTGGTATAGAGTCCAAAGGTGGTAAGATAGTTTACAGAGAATCCATAAATGAGGAAGTTACCAAATCAAAAGGTGTTCAAAAGATTTTTGATATACAAAAAAATGGTTATGGAAAACTTGGTGGTAGAACATTAGATAGTTTAAGTGCTGGATTATTCACACAACTATATGATAAAGCCAGTGACCCAATAAAAGAAAAGATGAATAAACTAAACGAAAAAAGACTCTACATAGTAATTGGGAATATGTGGAAGAAGTTCGGTAAAAATGTGAGTTTAAGATAATGATAAAATTAAAAGATATAATCAAAGAATCAAAGGTATCGTATTTAACTGAGGCTTTTAAAAGTAAACTATTAAGAAAATTTTCTATGAATAATAGAGGTTCGTTAGATAGAGATTTATATAGTTACTTGGCAAAATTGGGTGTAGAAGCAAGTAAGATTGAAGATGGTCAAATTACAAAACAATCTAAATTACCTGGTAAGGGTGTTGCAATTGCAGTAGCAAGTAAGAAAGTAACTCTTCGAGCAAAAGGTAATAGATATTGGGAATCTAATTTAGAAATAGATAAGGGAACAATTGTAAGTGTATTCAAAGATGGTAAATCATTATGGTACACAAAATCTTGGAGAAGTAAAGATATTCAAGTAAAAAATCCTACAGCGTATGGTTCTGAAGATATGAAAACATTCGGTTTAAATAAATACGGATGGCAAAGTCCAGCATCAGTTAAAAAAATAGATGGTATTGAATTTTATAAAATCTCACTTGAGGAAGATATGCCTTATATGGGTGCTTCAAAATTAAGAAAATTAAGGTCAAGTGTTAAAGATGGTTCTTGGGAATGGAGAACTGATAAAGATTTCCAATATGAAAACGAAAGAAGATATGAAGATGCATTAAAGAATATCTACAATGACCCAGCAAAAGTAAAAAGTGTAATTATGAAAACAAAAGATTATGCTAATAAACTAATTGTTGGATTAGTAGGTGGTAAACCAAATACACATTCTGATAAAATAATGGCTGGTAAAAAGTTAGACCCTACCAACGAGGGTGATGTAATGAGAGCATTAAGTGATATCACAACCGCTATGAATAAGTTTTATGAAAAGATAGATTCTTATCATATGGATTTAAAAAGAGATATAGAAGATAAAAAAAGAAATCCTGATAATCCATATATGGGATTCAACGCACAAAGAGTAGGAAAACAAATTGGTAGTATGTCCAATACTATTACTTCAGGTGCATTTGCAAGAATTTGGTAAAATGATTAAGTTAAAGGATTTAATAGTAGAGATTGTATTTCCAGATGACTTTATGAAAGAAATAAAGAGAGCTGAAAAAGCAACTGGTAAAAAATTTAAAGTACCATCAAGTACAAAAAAACTTTGTATGATGGCAAAAAAGGATGGTTTTCATAAAATAGATTATACTGGTAAACCAGGTAAGGCAAGAAAACCAGATTCATTAATGTATCAAGGGTATGCATTTATAATGGGATGGGGACATACCAAGTACAAGAACCCGTGGGATTGGAGAAGTGATAGAAGCCAACCAGTTCTACAGAACATTCAAAACTCAAGTATTTATACGAGTTTGTTTGATTATGATTTTTTACAATATCATGTCACTACAGATTTACAAGCATCACAAGTGGTTGCTAATATCAGACCTGGTTCAAAAGATGAAGAACCAGCATACTATTTAGTTAAGGATTATTTAAATAGTTTTGGTACTCGTGGTAAGAGTCGTAGAGATGAAGAGATATTGATTAATAAAGTAGATTGGTGGTTAAAGAAAAACAAAGTAGAAACACGATGATTAAGTTAAAAGATTTAATAAAAGAGGATTGTGGATGTGGTTGCGGTGGTTGTGAAACTAACCTAAACGAAAGTGTAACCAATATAGATTTACCACAAGGAATGGAGATGGGTAAAATCTTCACAGGTGGTGGTTTTGCGTTTAAACCAGAGAACTTAGATAAAGAACAAGTTAATGAATTTTCTATGAACCCATCAGCAGTTAAAAAGATGAGAGATGAATTTAAAAAGACAGGTGAATTACCACCACACTTAAAGAAGTTTGCAAAAGATTTAAAGAAATTTAAGGTAAAACACAAAGTAAAAAATATTGTTGTACCTGGTTTAGAGTGGATGTCCGATATAAAAGAGGATGAACAAGAAGAGAACGATTATCTTGGTAAAGATTATATTAAAAACGAATCTCTTTATAATGTAACTCAAGATATGAAAGATGGAAAGTTCGATGTTAAGAATCCACAAGTACAAATATCAGGATATGGTGTAACAAATTTAAAGACATTACAAGATAGTTTATCACGAAAGTTTACAGATTTAGCTAAAAAAGCCAAAAAGGGTGATGTTGAAAATATCGAATACATATTGAAAAAGAATGGAGTTCTTATGGGATTTGTTGAAGCGTTAGTTAATGCAAACAAAGAATTATCATCTTCAACAATGAAAAGAAAAATTACTATGTATAAGAGGAAAAGATAGTGAATAACAAGATGTGGAATCAATGGAAAGATTGGAGACTTGAAGAACAAGATGTAGATACTCTTGATGAATTAGTACAAGTATTAGTAGAGTTAGATGGATATACAGGTCCTAAACCAAAGGGAAAGTTTAATCCAGCAATGATGAAGTATTCTAATCGAGAAGCTAAAAGATTTGCAGAAGATGATGTAAAACAAATGGGAAAAGAATTAAATAAGGCTTCACAAAAATCAATCAAGATAATGTTGGGTAGTGTTAAAAATGGTAAGTATGATGCTATGGATATAATTCGTGCAATTAAATCGGGTGGTAGTAGAGCAGGAGATACAAGTGCAGGAGTACCTGAGATGTTGAATGTTTTGTGGAGTAAAGTAGAAAAAAGATTTCGTAAATATTTAGGCGGTAAAAAGCGAAGATAGTGATATTTATTACCGACAAAGGAGAATGTAATGGCCAAATTAAAAGATATAATTAAAGAAAATTTCTCACTCGTGGGTGGGGTAGTTTCTACACCAGCAATTGGTAGAGGAACAAACACAGGTTTAACTGATATTGTAGAAGATATCTATGGACAATCTGAAAAGGTTTCTGCTAAACAAGTGCAGGAATCAATGAAACAATTTACTGAGTTCGGAAAGATATTCAGTAATCCAAACAATTTAAAGGAAGTTGCTGAAAAACTTTCAGAGATTGCAACTAATGCAAAATCTTACACATTAAGTGAAACTGATGATTGGTTTGATAAGGTTACTATCAATCGTAATATGAAAGAGTTAACAAACCTTTCAAAACAATTTGGTAAAATTGCAAAAGAATCTAATTCCCTACAACAAAGAATGGGTGGATTGTACGAGGATATGGGACATGTTCTTGGTAGATACTTCGAGATAGATGGTAGTGATGAAAAGCATGTACCAGGTCACGAAAGAGATATGGAAAAACAAGCAGACCAAGAAGATGCTATGATTAGAAAAGGTTTGAAAAATGTAAAAGGCTCTGATATTAATGAGGGTGATTACGAAGCATTCTTCAAATCAGCAATGAAAAAATTTGGTATATCATCACCAGATGAATTAGAAGATGATAAAAAGAAAGAGTTCTTTAATTACATAGATAAGAACTATTCTGGTGAAAACGAAACTGATTAACAAGTAGAGGTTTATTTGATAAAAGTAGAAGTCCGAAAAGGACAATCGATAGAAAAAGCTATTTCTATCTTTAAGAAAAAAGTAAAACAAAGTGGGATGATGTTAGAATTAAGAGAAAGGTCATTCTATAGAAAAAAATCTGATTTACTTAGAGAGAAAAAGAAAAAAGCTATTCTACGAAACAAGTACAAAGTTTTAAAAGAAAAAGATTAACAAATAAATACACACTTTATGTGCATCTTTTTCAGTTTTTATATATTTATATAAAACTAAATACACTCTCGTATTATTCAATACATCATAGAGTGTACCTGATTAAAACTAATCATATTATTGTTCCTAATAACAATACTGAAATCCAATTTATGGAGAAATATAATGGATGATTTACTAAAAGACGCTATCGCAGATGCAAAAGCAGTCCGTGAGACAGCTTTAGCAAACGCAAAGATGGCACTTGAAGAAGCATTCACACCACAACTAAAATCAATGTTGTCTAAAAAGATTCAACACGAGATTGAAGATGAAGATGAAGTAGCAGCTGATGAAGCTGAGATGGAAGAATCATACGACGAGAACGAAGTTGAAGATGGAGCTGAAGAAGCACCTGCTGATGACCAACACGCTGATGAAACTGCTAAAGTAGACGAGGGCGAAGGCGAAGACCACGACGAAGACGAAAAAGTAGATGAAGGCGAAGGCGAAGACCACGATGAAGAAGAAGCTATGGATGAAGTAGCTGATGAATCTGAAGAGGATGAAATCGAAGAATCAGAAGAAGCTGACGAAGACGACGACCTTGATTTAGAATCAATTCTAGCTGAGTTAGAAAGTGATATCAACGAAGAAGAAGAAGAAGATAAAGTCGAAGAGGACTTAGAAGATGCTTCTGAAATCGGTGATGGAGATAACGAAGTTGATGAAGATTCAAACGATTCATCTGAAATCGGAAAAGGTTCTGAAGAACCATCTGATGCATCAGAAGAAGATGCTGGAGACGAGGGTGAGGAAGAAACCGCACCTGATGCTGAACAGCACGCTGACGAAGATGCTAAAGTTGATGAGGACATCGATTTAGAAGAAGTTCTTAAAGCTTTATCAGAAGAAGAAGATGAAGAAGATTCAGTTGAGGAAGTGAAAACACTTCAAAAAGAGATTAAGGAACATAGAGATGTTGTAAAATATCTTCGTTCAAAACTAAATGAAGTTAACTTATTAAATGCGAAACTATTGTTTTCAAACAAACTTTTCCGTGCGTTTGGTTTAACCAACGAACAGAAAATGAAAGTTGTTGAAACTTTTGATAGAGCAGCAAATCTTAGAGAGATTAAACTTGTGTATTCTACACTTGCAGAATCTTTCCAAGGTCGTAAAGCTCAACCTATTAAGGAATCAAAAGGTTCAAGTTCGAAAGCAGTTGCTTCAACAAAACCATCTAAAGATGTAATATCTGAAGGCGGGGAATTGAAGAGTCGTTTTCAAAAGTTAGCTAATATACTTTAATATTAAATTACTATTAGGAGACTATAATGAGTAATAAATTAAATTCAATAGAAAGCTTGATGGATGGTTATAATCCACAACGCCAACTATTGGAACAAACTCGCAAATTAGTCAAGAAATGGGAGCCAACAGGACTTTTAGAAGGTCTTGGTGCTGAACACGAAACTAACGGAATGGCCGTTCTACTTGAGAATCAAGCCCGTCAATTAATTGACGAAGCTTCAAGAACAGGTGGACAAAATTCTGAAGAGTGGAGTGGAGTTGCTCTACCATTGGTTCGAAGAATCTTTGGTGAGTTAGCAGCACAAGAGTTCGTAAGTGTTCAACCTATGAACTTACCTTCAGGTCTTATTTTCTATCTTGACTTTAAGTATGGAACTGCACAAACAGATAACCATACAAACAACGCTGATGTTTATGGTAATACATCAGGTTCGAATGTTGATGCAACTGGCGGTTTATATGGTGCTGGTAAATTTGGATATTCAATCAACGATACCGACTCAGCTGCACAAACTGCAGCCGCAGCTTTATCAAGTGGTAACTTTACTACTGGTTCAGTTGTATGGGAAGATGTTGATTTTGAACCAGACTTATCTGCTTCAGTAGCAACTGGTCACGATGCTGATAACGGTCTATGTAAAGTTACTATCCACACAGGTGGAATTGGTGATTTTGACCCAGACGGTGTTAGAGCATTCACAATTAGTGGTTCTGGCTTTGATGAAATATTCCCAGCCTACACTAAATATGATAGTTCTACAGATTCAATTGCATTTATCGTAAGAAAAGATACCGCATCTGCTGTTGCAGCTGTAGTTGCTTCTTATCATAAAGTAAAAGGACAGAACTATGATAGAACTGATTTCGAAGCTAGTGCAGCAAATATCGATGCAAACCCAGAGGGTGATATTGATATTCCTGAATTAGATATTGCGTTAAAGAGTATTCCGATAATCGCGAAAACTCGTAAGTTAAAAGCAGTCTGGACACCAGAACTTGCTCAAGACTTGAACGCTTATCATTCAGTCGATGCTGAAGCTGAATTAACAGCACTATTAAGTGAGTACATCTCAATGGAAATTGATTTAGAAATTCTTGATATGTTGTTTGCTAACGCTTCTGCAAAATCAGAAAAATGGTCAGCAAAAGTTGGAAACGAATACAATTCTGCAACTAAACTTTTTGAAGAAACAGCTGCTAATGCATCTGCTTACACGAAAGGAACTTGGTTCCAGACTCTTGGTAACAAGATACAAGCCGTTTCTAATGCAATTCATCAGAAAACTCTAAGAGGAGGAGCAAACTTCATCGTGGTATCACCTGAAACTGCTACTATAATCGAGAGTATTCCTGGATATGCTGCTGATACAAATGGTGATGCAACCAATTCATCATTCGCAATGGGCGTACAGAAAGTTGGGGCACTTAATAACAGATATACTGTCTATAAGAACCCTTACATGCTAGAGAACAAAATCCTTGTTGGTTTCAGAGGAAGTAATTTCCTTGAAACTGGTGCGGTTTATGCTCCGTATGTTCCGTTAATTATGACACCACTTGTTTATGACCCGAAGAACTTTACTCCGCGTAAAGGGGTGATGACTCGTTACGCTAAGAAAATGGTTAGACCAGAGTACTACGGAACAGTCACAGTCGGTGATGTAAACTTAGTTTAATTAATTTTTTAATTAGATTAAAGTCATAAGTGGTGATTTTTAATTACCACACGATTAAGTAAAAGGGGATGTTTTTCATCCCCTTTTTCTTTGCGTTGATATTTATTATTGGAATGTTCTAAACTCATAATAGGAGAATTTATATGGCTCAAGAACCGATATGGCCAGGAAGTGGTTCGGCAGTAAGTGAATCAACACCTTTTGGATTTTATGATGATGATTCAGATTTTCAAACAGATGCACCAAAGTTTGCATCTTGGTGTGCGAAACGACTAGGATACCCAATAACAAGTGTAGAATTACAAGATTCACAATTTTATGCGTGTTTTGAGGAAAGTATTACAGAATACTCTGCCCAAGTAAACCAATTTAATATCAAAGATAATTTATTAAGTTTAAAAGGACAATCGACTGGTTCTAATTTAACACATAAAAGACTCTCAAATACTATGGGAGAACAGATATTTTTATCAGAAACCTACGGAACAGAAGCAGGAGTAGGTGGACAAGTTGAAACAAAGAAATCTTCAATCACAATACATAGTGGTTCACAAGATTATGATTTGAATGCGTTAATTGCAGACCCAAGTGCGAGTGGTGCAATAGAGGTTACTAAGGTATTTTATGAAGCTCCACCTGCAATTACGAGATACTTCGACCCGTATGCTGGAACTGGTCAACAAACAAATAATATGTTAGATGCATTTGGATTTGGTGGTTCATCACCAGCAATTACATTTGTTTTACAACCAGTATATGCTGATTTACTTAGAGTACAAGCAATTGAATTTAATGACCAAATAAGAAAATCTGCATATTCATTTAATATTGTGAATAATAATTTAAAAATATTTCCAAGAATTACTTCAAATACAAGTCAATCTTTATGGATAGAATGGAAAGAAGTAACTGATAGAGATAATGTATTAAGAACGAGGTATAGTGGTTCTGCAGATGTAGTATCTGATATCAGTAATGCACCATACGATAATATGAAATACACAAGTATTAACGATGTTGGTAAACAATGGGTTAGAAAGTATGGATTGGCGTTAACAAAAGAGTTATTAGGTATGGTTCGTAGTAAGTATGGAACAATTCCTATTCCAGGTTCAGAAGTTTCACTCGATGGAGATACATTGAGGGCAGAAGCAACTGCTGAAAAAGAACAATTGGTAGAACAATTAAGAGAAATATTAGACCAAACAAGTAATAGGGCACTTATGGAAGCTGATAGAGAAGCATCCGATAACTTACAAGAGAAGTTAAAGAAAGTACCTTATCCAATATACATAGGATAATCAAATGGCAAGTAGATATTGGCCAACAAGAGATACTAACTTAGCTAAACGATTCAATGATGAACTCGTAGGAAATCTTGCAGATGGAAAATGTGGAATCATTGGACAAGAGGTAATACTATATAGAGTTTCGGTATATGATACAAAAACAAATATGTATGGTGAAGCAGGTGGGGGTAAAACCTATGAAGCAGGAGTTAAGTTAAGTTGTATTATTGAGGCAGAAGATTTTGATTGGGAAACAAATGAATTTGGACCTGATGCAAGACAAGATATAACAATAAATTTCCAAAGAGACATGTTAATTGATGTAAATTTCAGACCAGACATTGGTGATATCGTAAGTTGGAATCACGGATATTTTGAAATAAATAAAACAAATGAAAATCAATTAGTTGCTGGAGATTATAATAAAAATTGGTCAATTACTTGTACTGCAAATCTAACAAGAATCAGTACATTAAATATTGAACAAACAAGGGCGTTTTAATGGCAAGAAGTAAACCGATACCAAGAAAAGTTCGTAGGGATTTGAACTCGGTTGCAATCAGAGATGATTATAATAGAGGAAATCAGTTACGAAGAGATGATGATAAGGTACAGAACATATCTAATACTATTATGGATATGGATGGTGCAATTATGTACTACTTCAATGAAGTAATTAAACCTAATGTCGTAGAGAATAAAGAAACAATCAAAGTACCCGTTATGTATGCATCACCAGAGAGATGGTTTGCAATACAAAAACAAGGGTTTATGAAAGATAAACGACAACAATTAATTACACCAGCAATTGTATTTCGTAGAACAGGTATGGAACGAAATGAAAATATGCCTGTCGATAAGTTAGATGCAAATAAACCAAATAATTTTCAAACATTTAGACAAAAGTATTCTCAGAACAATCGTTATGACCAGTTCTCACGAATCATAGGTGAAACACCTAATAAAGAATATTACAATGTAGTTATACCAGATTATATGATATTGAATTATGAGTTTACAATTTGGACATCATACATCGAACAGATGAATAGTATTGTAGAAAAAATTAATTATACCGATGGTGCTTATTGGGGTGAACCTGGTAAGATGAAATTTAGAAGTAGGATAGAAACATTTACGGATGCAAGTGAACTTGATGCTGGTGAACGATTAGTAAAAACTAATTTTAGTGTACAATTAATGGGGTATATTATACCTGAAGAATTTAATAGTTTAGTAACAACACAGAAACAACTCACACCTAAAAAACTTATATTCAATATGGATGTAGAGAAATCTGCAGCAGAGATAAGTGAAGTTGGTGAGGGTGGTGGAGTATCAATAAGTACACCAACTGCAGATATATTTTCAATCGCAGTATCAAATGGATTAACATTTCAAGCAGGAACTGGTGTTACATTGAGTAATGATGGAGCATCATTTGATGGTTCACAACCTTTAACACAACAAATATCAATTGGTCAAGATGTTAGTACAACATCTAATGTATCGTTTAATCAAGTAACCGCAGGTTCATTAGTGTTTGGTAATCCGACTGTTTATTCATATACAGGTATTAGTGGTAGTGTAAATATAACAGGTTCATTAACAACGAGTGGGGATATGACAGTACAAGGTGATACCACGATATTAGGTACACTAACTGCAAAAGAATTTAAAACTACATTTGTTTCATCAAGTATATTATTTCAAAGTGGTTCTACTAAATTAGGAGATACCACAGATGATAATCATCATAGAACTGGTAGTGTAAATATAACTGGTTCATTTAGTTTAAATGGATATAGTGTAAATGAGATATCAAATGATAGTGGATTAACAGACCAAAGTACAACAACATTAGTAACTGAAGCCGCATTAAAATCATTTGCAACAAGTAATGTTGAGGATACACAAAATTATTTAAGAAAACAATTTTATAAATCTACTACATCTATTCTTAATACTGCAACAGCATCATTTACTGCTGTGACTGCATCTGCACCAAGTGGTGTAACTGCAACAGATGAAAATGATTTTCTATTCTTTATTAATGGTCAATATATGGAACACGATGCTTTAACTATTCAACAAAGTGGTTCATCTTTCCTACTACAAGTAGATACAGATGGAATCGGATACGAATTAGAAAGTGATGATGAGATTATATCGGTAGGTAAATTTAACTCATAGGGTAACAGATGCCATTATTTACATTTAAGAATCCACTCACACTATCAGATGGAACAGGTTTCACTTCATCTATCGATGAGGGAATGACTGGATTATCACCAGCAGTAAACGAACTAAGTATTGGACAAAATGTTGCCACAAGTTCGAATGTAACTTTCGGTGAAACCACACTTGATGAAACTAAAACATTTATTATTCCAAATAATGCTGGTACTCAAAATATGGTTTTGGGATATGGATTCATATCAGGTTCAACCATAGAATTTACCAATGACCTTGTTGTTAGTGAGAATCATACACACGAAGATGATTTAACAATAATAGGTTCAGTATCATATGGAGCATCAAATTTTAGTGGTTCATCAGTAACCACGATACATCAAAGTGGTAGTACAACATTAGGTGATTCTCTTGATGATGTACATAATATAACGGGTAGTTATTCCATTAGTGGTTCAATTAATATTAATGGTGTAGAAATAAATGAAATAAGTAATAATTCAGATTTTAGTGATGGTAATGCTAATGCACTTGTAACAGAAGCAGCAGCATATGTTGGGGTGTTGGGTGATACTGCAACTAATAATGTGTATCTTAGAAAAGTTTATGCAAAAAAAGGAACGATAACAAACTCAACCGCTTCATTTACAGCAGCAACTGCATCCGCAGGTACATTAACCACTACTACAAAAAATGATTTTCAATTCTTTTTAAATGGAATGATTATGGAACCAGATGCTATAACAATAGAACAGAGTGGTTCTACATTTTTAACTCATATAAATGCATCATCATTAGGATATAATTTAGGAAGTGATGATGAGGTAGTTGCTTGGGGAAAATTTAATTCATAAATATAGAGAATCCCACATTGGTTTTACCATTGTTTGATATTTATAAGTATGAGAAAAAGACATTGGAAGAATAGAAAAAACCGAAAGTGTCCATCTTGTAGTAAGATTTTAACTTATACAAGGAAAGATGCTTTTGATAGAGCAGTAGGTAATAATAGTGTGTGTAAATCGTGTGCACAGTCCGATAGGAAATTAACTTTGGATACGATTGAGAAGATGAAACAACCAAAATCTACACAACACAAGAAAAAGATTTCGAAATCAATTACAGATTGGTGGGTAGAGAAAAAACAAGAAGATATAAGACATGGCATTAATAGATAGTAAACAATTAAATCCGAGACTGACTGGTTCATTTTCACTTAGTGGTTCACTAAGTGGTGTGGATATTATACCCGCAGAAGCAATTGAGGGACAACTTGGTATATTCTCACCTACGGGTTCAATACAATCTACACACAATGATTTACAAGTTACTGGTTCATTGAATGTTCAATCTGATTTAACAGAAAGTGAACCAAGTTCTTCTACAGGTATAACCACAAATAATATTACAAATGGGTATCCTACATCCAATGCATGGGGTACTGGTTTAGGTGGTAGTTACTTTAATAACTTTACATCTACTACGCATGTTAGTGAGATTTTAAGATTTATTGCGGGTGCAATGAGTCATAGTTTAGATGTATCAGATGCCGCACCAAATACAAAGTATTGGGATACAGTCAGTACATCACATACAGATGGAACTGAAATAAGTAAAAGTTCTTTATTAAATGGAGTGTTGGGTTCTACATATGAAAATGGTAGATTAAGTAATAGTTGGACTGGTTCGGCATTCATTGATATGGCTGAAACTGGTTCTTACAAATTAGCACTTGATTATTTAGAGTTAAAGGGATGGGTACAATCGAGTGATAGAGGAACGAATGATAATGATGTAGGAACAAATCCATTTCACGGAAGTTACGCATCAAGGATTCCATCATCAAATATTACCACACAAGCAACATTTGGTACACTTACAAACACTATAACTGCAAATGCAGGTGGTAGTACAGGTGTAAGTAGTAATAGTAATTACTTTGGATTAGGAACATTAACAAGTGGAGGACCTACTGCATTTTCAGTTAGGGTTATAGCATCACAATCATATAGTGATAATTATGCTGATTCCACACCTGATAAAAGTTCAACATTTCATACATCATCGTTTGTAGATTATACACAAAGTTCATTTGGTACATCAAATGGTTTGATACTAAGTAAAATAGTAACATCACAACCTGCAGTTATTCCATCAGCGTATCAAGATGGAGATTTCAATAGTGTTGCAGGACCAATTAGTGGTAGAAAATATACAGGTGGTGCAACAACATCTACAAATATATCTGCAAGTGGATATTATAAATTAGATGATATTGTGGTTGGATTAAAAACAGGTTCACAGAGTGATTTTGTATATAAAGATGGTACAGATGGAACAACAAGATTTTATTTATACACAGGTGGATTAACAACCGATATTACTGATGGTGCACCGACAGTAGCAGTTACAAGTTCTTTAAGTAGAACAAGTTTCTCTGCCACATCAAGAAGTTTAAGTGGAGCACCATATCTATTAACCACGAGTTATGGATATAGTTTTGTATCAGAGGTAAGTAAATCCTTTGACCCAGTATTTGGATATGGAACATCAGTAATGGTAAATTCAAAACCAACAGATACTTGGGATAATATAGGTTCAACATCAATAAGTAATACAACCACGACTGTAAATAATAGTGGTGTATCATCAACAGGTGCAAATAATTATGTAATTGATAGAACAAAAACCACAAAGAGAAGTAGTGGTGATGACCCACAAATATCTGATATCGCAGTTGCAAGTTCTTCATTCACTTTTTCACTTGATAGTAATAGTGAAAATGTTGGACAAAATAGAACAAGTAACAATACTTTAAATTATAGTTTAACATTTAGAGCGACTGGTAGAAATTGGAAGAACTCAAGTGTAACTGATACCACACCAGCACAAAGTTTTTATGATGCAACTCTATTTGGACAACCAGCATCAAGTGGTAGTATGGCAATTTATAGTAGAGCACAAGGATATGATGGTGGTAGTTTGACTGGAACAAGTGAGGCATTTACGGGAGAAGATTTTAGAATAGTATTAGCAGATAATGTAACTGCATTTAATGGAGCATATTTCACAACAGACTCATTCCAAACGAATGATGAGGGAGATTCAGTTCTCGGTGATTATGATTTACAAGTAAAACCAGGTTACTTAGTAGAACCTGGTGGTTCTTATGGATATTGGTTTCCAGAAGATTTTGGTAGTGGAACATACAAATATTATATTAGAAGATTTCAAGATGGTAGTACGAGAACAAGTATGACAGTTAATGTGGGTAAAACATTAGTGAATTGGAACTCTACATCAAGTGGTGTAGCAGTTGGATTAATATTTAAGAGTGGTACGAGTGCAGGGAGTAATACAAGTATTACAAATTGTAGAATATATGACCCGAGTGCAACTACAAGTAACTTGATATCTGCAGGAGTATCAAATGATAATCATATTAATCCATTTAGTTCCAATATAGATTTATATGGAAATACAGGTGGTAGTATATCATCGACCACTTATACTGTCCCAATGAGAAATGCAGATGGGATGTATTTAGATTCAAGTGATAATGAACTTTATGTAGTAGTTAGATATAAGGGTGACCAATCACCAGTAACTTCAATATCATTGGCGTTTAGTTAGAGATAAATTATGGCAATAAATAACGAAAAAAAATCAAATAGATTACTCGGTGGAAGAAGATATACGAGTGCTGATTTAAATACTTCACAAGAAGCATTTACAGAGGTATTGGATTTAAGAGCATCGGAGATTTATACACAAGGGCATCTAATACCAGAAAGTAATTTACCATTTAGTGGAAGTTCTCAAAGTGGAATTACATATAAAGTTGGTGGTAATGATATATTAAAATATTGGTACAGATTCAGATTAACTAAATCTAATGTTGATGAGGATGCTTGGTTTTTTATTTCACCTACGGGTAGTGCAAGTGGTGTAACACCGCAGTTGATTCAAGATGGACAACAAACAAACTTTATATCACCAAAATATTCAATCGCTTCATTAGCAAATGCTAATACAGAAGATACAACACCTGGATATGGTGTTAGAGTGTATGCTTCAACATCAACCAATAGTGGTTCTTTAGGTGGTGGAGATGTTATATCAGGTAATGATTATCAGTTTGATTATAAAACTGGTGTATTACAATTTGATTCTGCAAGAAGTTCAAATGAAATAGTTTATATGAGTGTTTATCAGTATGTTGGTACAACACTTGCAACAGGTTTAGAAGTAGATGGTAATATCACCGCTAATCAATATATTGTAAGTTCATCAGTAACTTATATGACTTCATCTTTTTCAAGTGGTTCTACAATATTTGGAGATTCAGTAGATGATACACACCAATTTACAGGTAGTGTTAGTATTAGTGGTTCAATACTACCAACACAAGATGATTTAATAGATTTAGGAAGTTCAACATTTGAATGGAAAGATTTACATTTAGATGGTACTGCAAATATAGATACATTAAGTTTAACCGATGGGTTTACTTATAATGGAGTATCATTTAATACAAGTGGAAGTGGAGCAGCAACTGGTTTACAAGTTACTGGTTCTAACTTCCAATTCAGAGCTAATAATCCTGATAATTTATTCACTTTGAAAAATTCAAGTGATGAGATAGCAGTACAAATAGATGATAAAGTAATAATTTTAGGTGAACCTACTTCAGTACCTACCGCAATTAAGGGTGGTATGTATTATAGTAGTTCTGCGTGGTTTTTAGGGTATGAAAACTCACCAACTTAATATTTATAAATGATAAGAAAAAGCCTTAAATAGGAGAATTTAAATGGCACAATGGAGAAAAGTAGTAGTATCAGGTTCATCACCCGAATTCGCGGTGGTGAGTGCATCATCTGATATTCATGCTACGGGAAATATAAAGACAGTTGGAGATTTGACTGTTGCAGGTGGAGATATAGTACTTGGAACAACAAGTATATTTTCAGGTGGAGATACCACTTCCCTAAATAATATCGATGCAATAGATACAACTACTGAAAATACAATTGAAGCCGCATTAGATACTCTTAGTAATGTAACAACAGTCGGTGCTTTAGATGCAGGAAGCATAACGAGTAATTTTGGTTCAATAAATAATGGTTCTTCCGCAATTACTACGACTGGTACAATTACAGGTGAACAAATAACTTCTACCGATGATATAACAGCAGCTGGAACAATTAGTGGTTCAGTACTTAATGCTGATACAATCGGACAGAACAGAGTTGATGGTATAAAAACAATTACGATAGAAGCAAATTCTACAATTAACCAAGATGTTAGTTCAGATGCAATAGTTCAATTTGCTTCAGTTAGTGCTTCTGCAAATATACAAGCAGTAGGATATGTAAGTGCATCTTCAATAAATGTTCAAGGAGCAGCAGATTTTGATTCCTTAACATTAGATACACAATTAGCAGTAGCAGAGGGTGGAACTGGTGCAACATCATTAACCGATAAAGCAGTATTAATTTCACAAGATAGTGGAACAGATGCAGTCGGTTCATTAGCATTGACTGGAAATGGTGAAATTATAGTTGGTGGAACAAATGGACCAGCAGTTGAAGCAGCAGCAGATGTTGCAGGGACTGGTTTAGATGCCGCAGTTGGTGATGGAACATTAGCAATTAATGTTGCAGCAGCACAAACAAGTATTACTTCGATTATAAACTCATCATTGGGTAAAATCGGAACAGCAGCAGACCAAGAATATATTGATTTCGGTACATCAAATGAGGTAAACACTAAAATTGGTAATTCAGAAATTCATAGTGTAACTGCCGATGGTGTAGATATAACTGGTGCAGTTACTATTAGTGGTAACTTGGATGTTAATGGTTCATTGACGACAATCGATAGTACTAACTTGAGAGTTGCAGATAGATTTATCTACGCATCAAGTGGTTCAACGAGTGGAGATGGTGGTTTAATAATCGGAACTGGTGCAAATGGTATTGGTACAGCAATCGGATATGATGATAGTGTTAAGAGATGGGGATTAACCAAAGAAGATGACACTGCTCACGATGCTACAGCAATCGCACCAAGACAATATGTTGTTTCGGTTAGTGGTTCTGCAACAGCACCAAGTACAAATCCACACGATTTTGGAACAGCAGCTGGAGATAGAATTGGTATGATGCACGTCAATACTGATAATGGGGAAATTTGGATTTATAGTTAAAACAAGTGAGGTTATATGGCGATAAGAGCTAAGGAAGTAAAAACTATTGTTAATGAAGTGGCAAAGTTTAAAAAAGATGAAATAGAGTTTTTGTTTGAGTTAATTAAAAACTCTATGATTCCAGGTCAACATTTGGGTATTGCAATGGATATTGTTAATAAGTTAAAATCTCAATACCAATTGTTAAATAGAAAGGGTGCTGTAGTTAAGACAACTAAAAGTACTAAAGATGTAGTAAGGGAAGAAGTAGAAAAAGTTCAACAAGAGATTAAAGAAGAAGATGGTGAACTTTTTATTAAAGAATAACTTTATTGGCCTATTGTTTGGCGACAATAGGAAGTGGGCCGAAAGGTAACCAACCATAAGGAGATGAATTAAATGCCAAATTGGAAAAAAGTAATAGTATCGGGCTCAAATGCTCATTTAAGTTCGGTTACATCGAGTTTATTTCACACTAATCCAGATGAAAATGATTTAGTATTTGATGCTGCAGGAGATATTATATTAGATGCCGATGGTACTGATATTATATTAAAGGATGGTGGAACTGAGTTTGGTAGATTTAAAAGAGACTCTTCTGATTTTGTTATAAAATCCGCAACAAACGATAAAGATATAGTTTTTAGAGGTGAAGATGGTGGTTCAACTATAACTGCACTTACATTAGATATGTCAGAAGCTGGACATGCACTATTTACTGGTGATGTAAGTGGTTCAAACATTAGAGCAAGTGGAGATGTTATAGCATATAATTCATCCGATGAAAGATTAAAAGATAATATAACCTACATAGGAAAACCATTAGAAAAGTTACACAAGATTGGTGGGTATGAATTTGATTGGAATGAAAAGCAAGATATACATACAGGTAACGATGTTGGGGTTTTAGCTCAAGAAATTGAAGCCATTTTACCATCTGCAGTTTCCGACCGAGATACTGGTTTTAAAGGAGTTCAGTATCACAAGATAATTCCACTATTAGTTGAGGGAATCAAGGAATTAAATAAAAAAGTCGACCACCTTGAAAATCTTTTAGAAGAAAAAAATAGCACTGATAGAAAAATGACCCGTCTTGCAAGTGCAGTGAGAAAATTAAAGCAAAAAAAGTAGTATTTAGAGTTATACATTTATATTTATATACAACCGAATTAAACATATTAATAAAGGAGTTATGTTATGGCTGAAAAGCAAAACAAGGTAGATGAAACAAAAATCGTATTTTCAGATGATGAAATAAAATCACTTGAAGATTTGCGTACTGGATATAACACCATCCAAAATGATTTTGGTGTAATTAAAGTTCGTAAGATTTTGTTAAATCAGCAACTTGATAACTTGGAACAAACTGAGATAGAGTTAGAGACAAGATATGCTGAAAATCAACAAA